CCAACGCGATCACCAGCTACGACACGCTGTGCTCGGCAAGCGGCACGGTGCAGGGCTTGGCTACGGGTTCGTATGTCAACTACGCCTCGCGCGGCATCTCGCTGCGCGGCACAGCCCCGGCTTCGCGCACGTTCGCCTCGGGCTCGTTCGCCGCGCAGGGCATCCCCAACATGAGAACGTGTTACAACAACGCCTCCGAGGGGACGATCCAGCCGACCGTGATCGTGGTTCCGTATCTGGTTCACGAGTATTACGAGGGAGCATTGCAGCCGCAGGAGCGTTTCGCGGGTGCAGTGAATGTCGCCGACGCTTCGTTTGGAGCGATGGCGTTCCGCACGACCCCTGTGGTCGCATCGCCCAACACGCCGGCTGGCTACATGAACATGATCCGGGTCGGCGACGACGGCTTCCAGGTCAAGATTCTCGATGGCTTCGACTTCAACTTCGCGCCGTTCAAGGCTGGCAGCAACCAGGAGACGCACGTTTCTGAGTTGCAGTGGAAGGGCCAGGCAATTTTGAACAACCGCACATACGGTTGCAACAAGCTGACCGGGATCACCGCGTAGCACGACGCTGCGCCACGAAGACTGACGCACTCCTCGCGGAATCAGCCGCGTGGATCGAAAGGCCGGGGACCGCCCCTGCCGGAAGTAAGGAGTAATGTAAATGACTGGACCCAGACCGATTCTGTACAACGGCTTGGCGCAAGAACAGGGGATTTGGGAGACGAGAACAGATCCCACGGTCGATGTCGGCACGCGCGGAATGCTCTCCGATGGCCGCGTGTTCCATTACGCGCGGAACAACTCGGCGACGAATATCACCATCGGCAAGGTGCTGACGGCCGAAGTGGCGTCTACCGACATGGATGACATGGTAACTACTGCGGCCGGAATCGGCGCCACGGCCATTACCGTGACGTCGGCTGGCTCGACGACTTGGCTTGCGAACGAACTCGCCGAGGGCTTCTGGTGCATGAACTCTGGCACGACCGGAAACGGGATCGCGTACAAGATCAAGTCCAACCTCGCGACGGACGCTACGTCAGCGTACGTCGTCAACCTGTACGACCCGCTAATGATAGCACTCACCGGGACCGTGCGGTCGCACGTCGTCAAGAACATCTGGATGGACCCGGTTGCCGCGCCTACGTCAGCCTGGGGCGTCGCGGCTGGTGTGAACCCGGTTGCAGTCCCCGCTGGTGACTCAAACGCCGTGTACTACTGGGCCCAGACATGGGGCGCCTGCTCTGTTCTCGCTGGCGAGGGCACTGGCGTTGGTGTCGGGCTGATGAACGACAACGCCGAGGGTCGCACCGTTACCGCGGGAGCCGCGGTTGTGGTGGTCGCGCAGCAGTATTCGCTTGGCGTCGATGGCGATCACGTCATGGCGTACCTGCGCGTCGCACCGTAGACGCAACAACGACGTAGAGGGGCGGGTCGTTTGGCTCGCCCCTCGATCGGAGCAGCGTGTCTAAGCATAACCGGAAACTGCTGGCCCTCGCAGTCCCGCGCAGTGGCACGAAGTTCATGTCGAAGGTCTTTCGGACTAGCGGCGTGCGGGCTGGGCACGAGAATATCCAATCCGGTGGAACGGTGGGGATGTTCTTCGCCGCTGAGGACTGCTGGTATCCGGGGACGCACTGGGTAGGAGAGGACGAGCAGAGGCAAAGACGCAGCGACTTTGAGTTCGAGCAGGTTTGGCACTTTGTTCGCGACCCCCTGAAGGTGGTTGCCTCGCTAGCCTCTTCGGCTTTCGCACAGTACATCTGGTGCTGGCAAGAAAGGCACACGGGGATTTCGTGCGGGCTGTACCCAAAGACGCTGCGCGCGATGCTGTTTTGGGTTGCGTGGAACGAGTTGATCGAAAAGAACAACCCGGACTTTTTCTTCCGCATCGAAGACATCGACGCGGCGTGGCCGGAAATCTGCGAGCGGCTTGGGATCGAAGGCAAGCCGGAGGTTCCGCCGTATCCGCGCAATTACGGAACCGTGTACACGGGGCAGCAGGCCGTTGTCCCAATGACCTGGGACGAAATGAAGTCGATCGACAACGAAACGTACCTGCGCGTCCGCGAGATGGCTGCGCGTTACGGATATGAGGAGTAACGAATATGAGTAGCAGATTGCGGCCCTACCTCACGAATGGGCGCCAGTCGGATCAATCGATTTTTCAAGTCGCACAGACCAGCGCAGCCGACTACATTGGCGGCGCCCACCGGGTAGGCACGCGGGGCGTGCTAGAGGACGGCCGCGTGTTTTACTACGCACGCAGCACGGGCGCGGCCATCGTCGCGGGCAACTGGCTCATCATGCCCGTGCAAGACACCGACTGGGACGATATTGATATTGCTACAGACCTCGGTGGACAAACCACGGTGACACCCACTCAGGGCGGATCGGCAACCGCGGTTGCGGGCGAGTTCGTTGGCGGGACGGTTTGTATCAACGCGGGCACCGCGGGTTCTGGCCCGGGTATTATCCTGACAATCGCCGAACATGCCGCATGGGGCGCGACCACCGCGCTCCCGCTCACGCTGGACGGGCCGCTTCCGGTCACGCTCAATGCTGACGTGAAATGCACGGTCACTAAGAACCCCTGGGCCGACGTGGTGATCCAACCCACCGGGCAGGACCAGTTCTGTTGCGGCGTTGCACCGATTGCCGTGGCCGCGGGCACTACCAACCCGCAGTGGTTCTGGTGCCAGACGTGGGGCGTGGCTTCCGCAGAGCACGACCTAACTACTGCCGTTGGCAGTTGCGTGATGGCCGGCGATACCACGACCGGGCAGGCCCAGGTTCTCGACGGCTATTTCGAGCAGCGGACCGGCCAGTCGCTTTGGACCGTAACCACCGCTGCGGATTCCTACGCCACGTTCTTGACCATCGCGCCGTAGCGGAACGAAAAGGAGAACCACATGGGAAAACCGAACCTATTCGGTGGCGGGAGTTCCATCTACGACACGCAGGAGGTCTACACGGCGTCAGGGCTCCAGCCGGGGACGGTGGGTTTCCTGGGCGGTCGCTCCTACGTCTGGTGCAGCCACACCGGGTCGTCTGCGCTCACGCGCGGCGAGCCGCTGGCTTCCGCCCCAATGAACCGCACCACGCAGTCGCTCGACATCACGACCGCCGGGCTGGCGATCGGGCAAACCTTGATCCGCGGCATCACCGCAGGAGGCTCGGCTATCGCCGCCAACGCTTTCAATGATGGCTACATGGCCGTCGTGGACGGGGGCGGCGAGGGGAACATCTACGAAATCGAGCGGAGTTCGGCGTTTACGGCCGCGACCGCAGACGGCGAGATCGTGCTCAGAGACGCGGTGGTCGTTGCCAGCGACGCCGGCACGCAGGTCACGCTGCTCCAGAACAAGTACGTCGACCCGATCCAGAGCTATTCGTTCGCCGCCCATTCGGTGCTTGAGGGCAACGCATTCGTCGGCGTGCCGAACGTCGATGTCCCAGCAGGAGACTCGACCGCGCAGTATTTCTGGGCGCAGCGCGCGGGCTATTGCCCTGTGTTCGTCAGTGGCGCGGCGCGCAAGGGCACCGCGGTCAAGATGTCGGTTGACGTCTCTGGGAGGCTCGAAGCGCTGACCGCAGACGTCGAGGTCGCCGAGTCGCTCTCTGGCGGCAGCGTGACCGTCGTTCCGTTCGAGACAACGCAGGTCGTTGGCGTGATGGTCACAGACGCCATCGACGGAGAGGTGCAAATCGTCGACTTGCAAAACACGGTCGTCTGACAACAGGCGGTGCGTATGGGGTGCATTCCGCATCCTTGAAGCATCACCGAAGGAGACAAGATGAGTGCCGCACCCGCTGGATTCCCACAGGTCGGGCAACCCGACCCCTTTTCAACCGCAGCCCAAGCCATTCTCGTCAAGGAGAGGGGGCAGATCATTCCCGGGTCTTACGTTGCGAACCCGCACCGCAACCCCGATTTGGTGGTGACGCGCGACGGCCTACCCGTGCTGGGAGCGAACAAGGAGCCGTTCACGATTTCCCAGGTAGCACCCGAGCGCCGCTGGGCGGTGCTGGACACTGGCGAGTTGATGAGCGAGGAGCCGTACAAGGCCAAGGCGAAGGACAACCACCTCGAGCTTTTCGCGCTGCTCCGGGCTACTGACCCAGACATCGTATTCAAGGGCAACCTCGATCTCCTGCCCATCAGGGACGCGGCAAACTACGTCGCCTGGCGGGTGGACCCTGAAAACCCCGCGAAGTTGCTGGAAATCGGCTTCGATCCCAACGCCGTCGGCGGCAAGGCCGAAAAACTCTATGACCACGAGGGTGAGGGCATCGGGGGCACCCGGATGGACACCCTCTGCCAGTCGTATGCCGACAAGAAGGGCCGCGCGAAGATGACGGCTGAGGAGGTCGCCGAGGTCGAGAACCACCTGGGCGTTTCGTCCAGCGGCGGCGGCAACGAAATCGCCATCAAGCTAGAAGCGCTGACCGAGTTGCACGCCGAGGGGTTGCTCTCCGCCACGGACTACGCGAAGAAAGTCTCGCAACTCGCTGGGGCCGGGAGCGCCGCGGCCGTCGAGCCGGAACCTGACGGTGACGATGCCCCGACGGAAACCGAGCCGCCCTCCGCCACCGCAGGCGACCCGGCCCCACCCGAGCGCGAAGAGGGCGCAACGCTCTGCGGCAAGCCGGGCCTGAACCCCAAGAAGGGCATCCCCGCGCACGAGCGGCGCTGTAAGGAGTGCCGCGCGCTCAACGGGCTGGAGCCCTTTGTGGCAAAGAGGAAGTAAATGGCGCTGCTCCAGATGATTAACGCGGTGCGGGGGAAGTTGCGCGAAGAGAGAATCGACTTGATTTCCGCAGACGACCAACTCACCGAGGAGATCATCGGCCTCCTAAACGACGCGGGCTCGGCCGTTCTGGAGGGCAATGACTGGGACTTCGACATTCACCACGACGGGCGGCTGTTCTACCCGACGAGCCAGTCAGGGACGTATCTGGGGTTTGTGGCCCAAAAGCTTCCGTTGAACGCAAGCGCCGCGAGGCTGTTTTATTCCGCCGATGCGGGCTCTGGGGAAGTTTTTGAAGACGACGACGCGATAGACCTCGCCGGGTTCCGGTGCTCCGGCAACCGAGCACGGGCGCGGCTGTTGGTCACGGACTCGTCGAAGCCGAACACGTCGTGGATCATCACCTCTATAGGCAAGGGGGCCGCCCAACTCGACGTCACGATCTCGGGCAACTTCTTTGTCGATGGCGTCGGTGACAGCGCCGCCGTCTTCGCGTGGGAAACCTACGTCAATGAAGTGGTCCTCCCCTCCACAGTCAAAGACGTCCTGTCGGTGAGAAACGAAGAGGAGCCGGTTCGGCTGGAGTTCGTCGAGCGGGAGATGCAGTTCGACCAGTGGGTGCCGAGAACGACGGACAGCCGCGGCGACCGGCCTGAAGTCGTGATGGTCGGCGGGACCATTACGAGCACCGCGAGAACGTCCAGCACGGCGTGGGACTCTATCTCTAACGCAAACGCCGTGACTGGGATCGGTTGCACAATCTGGCCGATTCCCAACGCCGACGTCCATCTCGGGTACAGCTACCGCGTCCAGCACGCCGACCTGTCTTTGGCGACCGACGAGTGGCCGGGCGTGCCGAACGACATCATCCACGCCATCGAGTGGCTCGCGTACCAGTTCGCGCTGGACTCTGGTATGCAGAACGACCCCGAGGCCGCCAAGCGTGCCGAGCGGCAGGTAGAAAAGCGTATCGCCCGCGCGCTGAACAAGCAGTCGCGGCAACCCAACCGGCGCCGCATCCCCCGCGCGTTTGGCGACCGACCCCACGGCGACCTGCGCCGCCGCTGGGCGTCGCAGACCATCTCGGCGCCCTGATGGGTCGCTACCAACCGTTCGCGATCACCCGCTTTGGTGGCCTGAACCAAAACGAGAACCCCCACGCGCTCGCGCCGGGCGATCTGGTGGAGGCGCGAAACATCGTCCACAAGGGCGATTCGATCGGCACCCGGCCGGGGCTCAGGCTGGAGGCATCCGGCAAGCAATACGAGAACGCGACAACCGGCGGCAACCCGATCCAGGGCCTATTCGAGCACCGCGAGGGCGTCGACGCCGGGAGACACCTACTCGCCGTGGGCTACGACGGCGTTGGGCAGGCCGTGTTCTACAACGACGCGGCCCTGCTCCCAGACCTAGCAACGATCACGGGTGGGCAGAACAACATCTGGACATTTGCGTCGCACAACAACAACACCTACGCGGCGGGCGGCCTGCAAGGGACGGACGATTTCTGGTACACCGATGGCGTCGTCGGCACGGGCGCCACAGCCATCGCGGCGGTGGACTCCGGCACAAACGCGCTCCTGCCGAAATACGTGTTCGCGTGGCGCAACTACCTTTTCCTCGGCGGCCTGAACCCGGCCACGTCGCTTCCCGACAACAACGCCTCGACCGTCCGGTTCTGCGACTTTGGCACCGACCCCACCGTTGCGGCCAACTGGAAGGTCGGCAACACCATAGGGTACACCGCTTACGGCAAGAGCCATAACACCGGGCTCGCGGGCTTCCGCGACAACACCGGGGACTGGCTGCTCCTGCTCTACAACGACCACATCCATGTGGTCAAGCTCGACCCGACGTCTGGGTTCAACGTACCGTTTTTCGTGAACGACAAGATTTCCAACGGCTGCGTGGGGCAGCGGGCCTACGTCGACCTCGGGCTGGATTCCGGCGATGCGATCTACATGAGCGAGCAGGGCATCCACACGATCCGGCAGAGCCAGCAATTCGGGTCGAAGACAGAGGCGTTCATCTCGTGGAAGATCCGGCCGTTCTTTAACACGCTGAACCGCTCACGGCTGAAGTACACCGTCGGAGAATACGATCGACGTAACGGCCGCGTGCTGTACGCCGTCTCGACGGGCTCCAACACGGCGCACGACGCGATCCTCTGTCTCGACGTGGCGGGCGATGAAGAGATCACCGCCAAAAACGCGCGCTGGTCGATCTGGTATCTCGCGGGCGGCAAGAAGGTCAACGAACTTCTGTACGCGCGAGACGAAGATGACGTCTGGCGAATGTACGCCGGCACGACGGACGGAGAGGTCGGGTACTTCGACGATGACGCATGGCTCGACCTCGACGGCGTTGCCAGCCCGTCGTCGTACAAGAGCGAGTTCCAAACGGCCCATAACGCGCACGGGTCGATGAGCACGACGAAGGGCCTGGGTGACGTCCTGGTCACGGTGGGGCCCGCCGGCACGTTCGAGCCCTCCCTGCGCGCCCGCTTTGATTACGACAGAAAAATATCTAAGGCATATCCGATCACCATGCCATCTTCGAGGGGCGGGCTGTGGGGGACGATGATTTGGGGCAGTGATGTTTGGGGCACCGCAGACCCGATTCGAGACGCGAAGATTTACGCGCAGGGCTCCGGGCGCACGCTGGGCTTTTCCATTGACCACCAAGGCGATCGGTGGTTCGTAAGCTCGATTGCTTACCAACTCCGGGGCCTTGGTGAAGACACGGGAGACACGGGATAGTGAGACGAAAACTACTACTTGCTTTGGCGCTGGTTCTGTGCGCGTCAGTGACGCACGCGGGAACGGTTACGCGTGGCATCAAGGCGGGCTCTGGCACGACAGCCTTCGTGGATGGCGTGGCCGCGTCGGCAGCAGAGGTCAACACCGACTTCGACACGCTCTACTCCGAAATTAACGGCCAACTCGACGATGCCAACATCGCTTCCGACGCCGCGATTGTTCTGACGAAGGTGGCCCAGACCGCAGCGGGGCTCGACGCCGACATCGTTGACGACTACTCAGCAACCGAGGGTGAGCAGGCCACCGTTTCCGACCCCGGCACGAGCGAAGCTACCACGCTCGCTACGAACCTCCAGATCGAACTCGCGCAGATCCGGTTCAAACTCGAAGAACTCACGGTAGGCAGAAGCGCGACTCTGGTCGCATCTTCCACCGGCACAGACACAGACGCAAGCTGGATCGACGGCCCCCACCGCCCCGGCAACCTGATCTACAACGGCGGGTTCAACGTGCTTGACACGCTGGCTACCGGCGCGGACGGCGACGGGTGGACCCGCGTTGAAACGCCCACCACCCTCGAAGTGATCGCGCTTGTGGAGTCCGAGGGCAACGGTGACGGAAACGCGCTGCGGGTCATCGACACCGCAGACGCAAACTCCGGCGTTGAACAGGTGCTCGACGGACTCAAAGCAAGCGTGGTCTACGAGTTGATTGCGCTTGTGCAGGACGACGTTGGGACGTGCAGCGTCGGGACCAGCGGCGCAGACACCGACATCACGATTGTATCAGACGACGGCGGGACGTGGCAGGTTCTCGCGGGAACCTTCGAGACAGACTCTACCCCGACAGACGTGGACATTGAACTGCTGGCCGTTACCGCCAACGATGATTGCAGCTTCAAGTTTGTCGGCGTGTACGAGATCAACACGGACCCGCTGCCGAGAGGCGGCAAGGTGCATTGCTACGACTCTATAACCACGGCCACAGAGGATCACTTCGCGTCTGGGACTTTCACGGACGCTGGTGTGACGTGTGCGGTGACGGTTCCCGCGCCCGGGTACATGATAACGGTGCGCGGCAGAATCAGCGCAGAAAGCGGCTCGGCAGCCAGCATGTCGTTCCACGCTAGGCTTAGAGAAAACTGCGGCGCTGCGGCTACCAAAGACGGGACCACCGAGTCGGTAGAGGCAGAGAATTCGGGCGGCAGTAGCGAGGCGGATATTGTGACCGCGGACCTGTTCTGGGTAAACGACGCACCCGCGGCGGGTACGACATGCACTTACACCCTAGAGGGCATGGGGGACAACGACGCTTTCCACAGAAACGAGTTTGGAGCCGACGTGGATAGTGACGTTGTTCCGATCACGTGGGTCGACGTGATTATGGAGCCGACGGGATGAGCGAGGGAGAAGAGTAATGGCAGGAGCAGCAATAGCCGGTGGCCTAGCCAGTTCGGCCGGCGGGATCTTGGGCGGGCTTTTGGCAAAAACCCCCTCCCCGAGCGTAAGCGCGTCGAACCTGGACACCTCTCCCGGCTTGAAGATCGCCGAGTTTATGAACCTGATCGAGCAGGGCATCTACGATCCGACGTCGTTGATGCAGGGTTCGCCGATCAACATCGCGATAGGGGAAATCAGTTCATCGCAGACGCTTTCCAACAAGCGGAAGCGGAAAATTATGCGCGACCTCCAGGTTTACCTCGACTGGTCTAGGGCGGGTCGGCCGGACAGGGGGGCTAGTTTCGACGCTGTCTTCACAGGCCCCGAGGCGCCGAACCTGAGCTCTGGGCAGATAAACCGGCTCGAGAACATGATCCTCCAGTTTTCGGGCTACAACAGCATGAACGAACTTCTCGCCGCTGACGCTGCATACCAAGAGCGACTCGGCCCGATGCTGCAATCCGCCGAAGAGGCGTCGCGCGGGAATTTCCAAGCCAAGCTCAACATGCAGACGCAGATTAGGGATCTACTCGCCGACCTCCCCGACGCCTCTGCGTCTGGGATTGCGGGCCTGCGCGCCGAAGAGAAGAGCCGGCTCCTGCGCGAGATGAACCGCGGCGTCGACGAGCAGCGCAGCGACCTGCTGGAAGTGGCGAACGCGGGCGGCTTCAACCCCGGGCGTCCATTGGGCGACCTAGAAGAGTTCCGCGCACGCTCCACCGAGGACGCCGACCTTATCGCGCTCAACCGTGCGCTCAGCCTCATCGGCGGCCAACAGGGCGTCGCGCAGACCAACCTCGGGCTGCTGCTCAGCGGGAAGTCGGACACGTTCAACACGTCGCTACAACTCGCCCAGGCGGACCAGGGGTTCCAGGGCGGCTCGGCGATCCAGGGCGTATCGAACAACCTGCTCTCGCAGGGGGTCGCCAACGCGGGCGTCGATGTTGCCAACGCGATCAGCGACTACCAGACGCTTCAGGCGATGAACAATCGCGGCGGCTCGGGGGCCGTTCCGGGCTTCAACCAGTATGGTGGTGTGGGCCAGAATACATACGGTCCAAATCAATAATGCCGCCCCTCCGAACCAGAGAGCCTCGCGGCATCGACTTCGGCGCGATCAACCAGGCGCGTGCGGGGCGCGACCGCGCGGACGCCCAACAGAATGCCCGGCACGACAGGGAGTACGAGTTTGTCACCGGGCTCGCCGCCAAGGGCTACAAGGTCAAAGTCCTTCGCGCCGATCCGAAGTTCAACAGCATCACGGATGCGGAATGGAACACGCTCTCGGAAGGCGAGCGGCTTCGCAACGAGCAGAAAAAGCAAGACGAGCAGACGGGGGCGGCGCTTGGCACCGGGGCGTCAGAGGGGTTGGCGGAACAGGGCCTAGCGGCAACGGGGCCCGGTGGGACATTTGACGAGAAGGCCGCGTTTGCCGAGAGAGCCAACGCGACCGGGAACCTCGGCCAACTCAGCGGCAGGATGGATAGGCTTGAGCGCGAGCGCGGCCAAGCCGTTGCGGGCCGGGGCCTCGAGCAGCTCAGCGACAGAGCCGTCGCGGTTGACACGGAGAGTCGCGGGCTTGCTCGAGAGCTAGACAAAGAGAAGCGCACCCAAGCCACGCCGCGCGGGCAAGTCGAGTCAATGAAGAACCAATATATTCTCGACATTGCAGCGGGGAGAGAGGTGGACCCCAACGTCAGGAGGGCCGTCGACGAACTGAACCGGCTGGATCCCATGAAGCAACTCGTGAATGCCGCTATCCGCGGCGGGCCCGCCGGGGGCGGTGGCGCAACGGTTAGCCCATCAGAGGCAGAGTCAAGTCGCAAGAAACTCCGAAGAGAGTTCAGGGCGTCCACGGACGTAAAGGGTTGGAGGGTCGTAAAACCAAACCAAAACAAGGAATGGCAAATGGACCAGCACCGCGCCGGCTGGCTGATTATCGAAGACTCTGACGGCAACAGAGCTAGTTGGGATGGTCAGTAATACGTGTCGATAAATCTTGAACCGACGCCCGCGCGGGGTGGAGCCGGGATCGTTCCCGAGCCATCACCTGTGAGTGTGTCGGGCCGCGAGCCCGGGATCGTAATGGAGCCCGACGCGGACGACCCCTCCCTCGTCGACAGGGCCCTTGGCCGAGCCGCGTTCGAGGCGGTAACTATCGGCAAGGATCTTGCCGCTGGTGTGCTGGAATCGTCGGCATCATTCAACGATAGGGTTTCTGCCAATGCGTTTGGGCTGATCGACAGCGCTGCACAAATTCTTCACGACGCGACCGGGCTACCCAAAGTAGAGGCTTTCAAAAAGGCCGAGCTTTATTTCCGGGGGCTCGCGGCTACCGACATGGAGTGGTCGGGGCGCCTCGGTGGTGGGCGCGTTGGGATCGCTTCAAGAGTGAACCGAATCGTTGGCGGGCTCCCGATCAACCTCGGCACCGCGGCTATCGCCGCCAAGGCGGGCGGCCCAGTGGGCGGCTTCGCCGCGCTCGGCGCGCTGTCCGAGTCCGACAGGGGCCCGCAGGCGGCTGCGCTGGGTGCGATCGAGGGCGCAGCCATTGGCGTGTTTTTCCGCGGGACCGAGACATTCAGCAAGCTGGCTCGCGGTGGGACGCTGGCCGCGCTCGGAACGAAGATGGGCCTCAGCCGCGGCGAAACCCCAGACGAGGCCGCGCTACAGGGCGCCACGCTGGGTATCCTCGCAGGAGTCACCGCGAAGGGGCCCGGCGGCCCCCGTTTGCGGGCGGAGCGCCCCGTGGAGCCGGGGGCGGTTCGCACGCGCCCGCCACGCAAAGAGGTCATCATAGCGCTTGACGGGGAGTCGCGGTCGGTTCGCTCGACGCCCCCGAGGACGGAGGCCGAGCACCCCGGAGCCGCTCGTCTAAAAGAACAGGCCCCAGGTGAACTGCGTCCAGCATTTCGCGACCCCGAAACCGGGGAAGTGAGGGCTGGGGGGTTGGAGCACTTTGAGCTTTTTAGGGGGAAATCGGTCCCAGAAAACATCCCCGACTCGTCTCTCGGTTTTTGGGATGTGGATGCTGCCCGCTTCCTTACGCCCACCGAAGCGTCCGCGCGCCTGTCTAAGCCAGCGAGGGCTACGAGAACAGGTGTAAAATCGCGCGTTGTGCGGGCTGCCGGAGAGCCGCGGCCGGTTCGCCTACTCAAACCCGAAGACGGCAAGCCGGCAGAGATCAAGATGCCGGGCGAAGAGATCGTCGAAGTAACCCTCAAGACCCCAGAGGCCGTCGCTGCCGAGCGCACGCTTGGCAAAGCCAACGAGTTCCTGGGCCGTGACTACTCCGATCTCGAACTGCCCAGCCACGCGATCAACCTGAACCTCAGCAAGATCACCGGGGAGGCCGACTTCAAGCGCGCCCTCGTCCAGTTGACGGAGGTTTACAAAAACGAGATCAACGAGGCCCGGCGCAACGTCGTCACGCACGAGCAGACAGCGAAGTTGGCAGACGAGCTCGGTCTCACCGTGGAACAAATGCTTGCCGGGCAGAAGGGGCAGGCACTAAACGCCCACGAACTACTCGCGACTAGAAGGCTGAACGTACAAATTCTCAAAGACTGGCACGCTGCCGGCGAGAAGATTCGCACCAAAAAGGCGACCGACGCCGACAAGGTTGAGTTCCTCCGCCTCACCGCGCTCGCAGAGGGGTCGCTCGCAAAAACCGAGGGGGCTACCGCAGAAGCGGGTCGCGCGCTCGACGCACTGAAAATGACCGCCGGCCCGTCTACCAGAGAGATGCGCGAAATGGGCGAGGCGATCAGGGACTTCCGCGGCAAACCCGGGGAGTCCCTAGAGGCTTTCGCCGAGATGGTTGCAGAACTAGACACCCCGGAGGGGCTCGCCGGGTTCGCGCGCCACCACCGGAAGGCGAACTTTGGCGACAAGCTCATGGAGGTCTGGATCAACTTCCTCCTGTCCGGCCCGCAGACGCACATGGTCAACATCGCCAGCAACACCATCGTTGCGGTTTCCGCGTCGCCGGAGGCTTACATTGCGGGGATGTACGATGCCGTCCGTAGCGGCGCGTCTGTCGCCCGCGGGAAGGGGCCCGTCAAAGACCGTGTTTTTATCCGCGAGGGAACCGCGCGCCTGTTCGGTGTGGTGGAGGGCTCACGGGAGGGTTTGGTTCTAGCGGCCAAGACAATGGTTGGGAAAAACACCATGCTCGACCCAGCCACCAAACTCGAGCAGCAGCGGTATCGGTCGATAGGCGGGTTGAAGGGGTCGGCCATAAGGCTGCCGGGTCGCGCTCTGATGGCGGGTGACGAACTTTTCAAGTCGATAGCCAAGCGGCAAGAGATCAACGCGCTGGCGATGCGAACCGGGCTCCAGAAGGGGTTGAGCGGCCGAGCGCTGGCTAGGCACACCGTAGAGTTCAAAAAGAACCCGCCCGAGTGGGCGACCGAGAGCGCCCTCAAGGTTGCCCGCGAGCAGACGTTCACCTCGTCTCTTGGCGAGCAAGGCACGGGAGCGCAGAAACTCTTTTCGCGCCCCGCTGGCAAGATAATCGTCCCGTTTGTCCGCGTGACAACCAACATCCTCAAGCACTCTGCGCGCAGGACGCCATTGGGTCTTGGCATGGAGTCCGTGCGGAAGGATCTGAAAGCAGGCGGCGCGAAGCGATCTGCTGCGCTGGCGCGGATAGCTTACGGCTCGTCGATTGCCGCGTGGGTTGCCAGTGAGTCCATGAAGGGCAACGTCACTGGGTCCGGCCCGAGCGACCCCGACCTCCGAAAGATGTGGTTCGCCGCGGGCTACCGGCCGTATGCGTGGCGCGTCCCGCGCGAGATCGCGGATAGGCTCGGGATGGAGGGCGACCCCAACCAGGACGCCTTTATTTCGTATGCGCGCATGGAGCCGTGGGGAACCATCTTTGGCATCGCCGCCGACTACACGCAAATCGCAGGGCACATCGAACAGAACGGCGCCGAAGACATCGCCACCGAAATCGCGTTTGCTATGGGTCGCAACATTACGTCCAAGACGTTTCTCATGGGCGTTGCAAACGCCGCGCTAGCAGCGTCCGATATGGATCGCTACGGAGAGCGCTTCTTCCAGCGCCTCGCGGGGACGGTTGTTCCAACGGGTGTCGCCCAGATAGCCCGAGTAGACGATCCCGTTTTGCGCGAGGTTCGGACGACACTCGACCAGATCAAGTCTCGAATCCCGGGGTACTCAGATACGCTCGAGGCGCGTCGCAACTGGCGCGGTGAGGCGATTATGACCGACCCGGGCTACGGCCCCGACATCCTCTCCCCGCTCTATACCCACCGGGCCGAACCCGACGAGTCGTCTAAGGAAATGTTCCGGCTGGGAGTCGGCTTGCGGTTGCCCCAGCGCAAGGTTGGCGGAGTCGAGCTGACGCCGAGGGAATACACCCAGCTCCAGAAAGAAACCGGCGAGTTCGCGGGCAGGGCCATCGACGTGGTGGTCAACGCGCCACACTATCGCGCGCCGCAAGTCACAGACGGGATGCGGGTGAAGTGGATTAAAGATGCGTACACGCAGGCGAAGGAGGACGGTAGGGCGCTCGCGCTCGTTCGTATCAGCGTAGAAAGGCAGCTGGAATCCCAGCTAGACAAACTTGCTCCACTCTTGAGGTAAACACCATGCGCAACAAAGAACTACTCACTCTGGTCGCCGCCCTCATCTGGATCGCGGCGCCCGCGGCGGCGGAGTCCGTCTGGGTCACGCAACCCGGGGGCACACAGCCTTGCAGTTTCGCAAGCTTCCTGTCGATGTGCTTTTCCGACTTCGATGCGGACGAAAACAGCCCGCTTCTCAATACCAGCATGTGCGAGAACTGGTCGGTGCGTTTCAATTCGGATGTTGAGGCGACCACCTACGACACGACGATCAATGTTCGCTGTAGCCTCGGCACGACCGTAAGCGCCAACACGTCGGAGATCGTGAACAACGCGACGCTGACCGGCGACCCGTCGACCGGGCTTGACGTGCTCGCGGGCTACGACTGCCCGCTGATCTACATAGACGTGGCGAGCTACTCCTCCGGCGACGACGCCCGCGTTTCCGTGCAGTGCTTCAAGCGCGCGGCCAAGTGACACGCTGGTCCCACATCGCGCTGGTGCTCTTGCTTGCTTTCCCGCTGCTGGGTGTGGGGAGCAAGAAGGTGTGCGACGGTACATGGAGCCCGACGTTCTTCGGTACAACGACAGTCGACCACCTTCTTATCGGGGGTTCGTTGGGCCTTGGAACGTATGAGTTTTTTACCGTCAACGATACAACACCTAGCGTACTTGGTAGCGCTCTCTGGAAAACCGCGATAGGTCACGGTGCAGTAAACTCCATTACAAACTTTGACGACGGCATACAGGGTCAGTGGATTTCTATCCTGGATCAGAGTACGGCCGACATCACTTTCATCTGTGGAGGGACACTGTCATGCGGCTCCGAGAATCTTATAACAGAGATTGGTGATACAACAACATGGCTCTTTAATGGTTTTACCTGGGATCTCAAACATGTCCAAGACATAAGTATCGACAACAACCCCAGCTCTTTTCTCCCCCTGGCTGGCGGCACAATGACTGGCGACCTCATCTTCAACGATGACGTGAACGCCACCTTCGGGACCGGCTCCGACGCGACCATCTCCTATGACGACACCAACCTTCTGATCGACCCCCAAGTTGTAGGCTCCGGCTACACCGACTTCACGGGTGCGATCTTCGTAGCCGAGGACGAAGATGGGTCTGCCTATAGCCGCTTCGGGGGGGCCCCGATAGAAACCAACCCTAGCGCTACGATCGATATGCTTGTTTCCCGCAAGGTGCAGACGGGGGATACCGGATCACGTCGAGCGGGCTTGTTTGTCACTGACGTAGCAACCGATGATAATTCAACTACCAGCCAGAGCTTTGGCGTTAATGCCTTTGTATACACAGCAGAAGCAAACGATGGGGACCTTACGAGAACCAATAACAGGGTCGGCAGCGCCGCAGGGGTGAGGGCTGGACTCAGGCACCGAGGGGATGGGCTCATCAGTCTTGGTGGTGCGTTTGCTGGTCGAGTAGAAATTCAAGGCGGTACGGAAGACGGAGTTATAACCACCGCCTACGCATTTCTCGACGAAGGTTGCGACGGCGGGAATGGCGCCCTGGGCGGGATTACCAACTGTAGTGGACTCTTGGTTAAAAATTCATCCGGGGGCGCTACAACTGTCGGCACCCAATATGGAGTCCAAATAGAAGACCTGTCCCACGCTGTTAACAGCTATGGTATCCGAGTCGGAGCCACCAACAGTGGGGCAATCTGGCTCTCAGGTACGGGTGGGACGGCGGTTGAGGGGATTCAATTCGGTAGCCCGGACACCAACCTCTACCGGAGCGCAGCAAGCACCCTCAAAACAGACGACAATTTCATAGCTCTATCGCTCTCAACAGGGGAGTTCGAGGTAGAGGACGACGGCGACACCTTCTGGGTTGGCGACGGGACCGGCGTTCCCTACGGTGCGATGTACCAAACGGGTGGCTCGACCTTCACAACCACCCTAACAGATCAAAGCACTTGGTATGAACTCGACGCAGCAACGACTAACATGAATGCGGACGAGTTGAATATGGTTACATTCCCAGATGACCATTATATGGAAGTCGCGAAGGCGGGGCGGTACACAATCCTATACACAGCGTCGATTGAAATCAACAGCGTGGCGGGTGGGGCACAGCACATTGAGCTTGGCATCATGATCAATGGAACCGAGGTAGTCCCCGGTCCCGGAGTGTCGCATTGGAGTTTTGCGGCAATCTCCACAGAAAGTGCGTACTCTGGGATCGCCCTACTCGACCTAAATGCCGATGACGAGATCAGCATAGGCGCGGTTAATGATTCTTCGGCCGGCAAGATATTGACGGTGGACCACTTAAATGTGATTACAACCATGGAAGGGGGCACCTAACATGCACAAGCTACTCACCATCTTCCTTCTCCTCGGCCTAGCCTCCCCGGCCTTCGCCCAACCCGCCGACAAGGAGATCACCCTGACCATCCCCGGGCCCCGGGTGGCCCGGATCAAACAACTGTGCGAGAGAATCCGGCAGGGTATGGAGGAAGAAGTCCAACCCGCCACCCTCGCCCTGCGCCCTTGTCTGCGAATGATCCTGTTCCAAGAGATCCGGCAGATGAACAGGTCGGAAGTCAAGCGGGCGGCAATCGCAAGCACGACCACGGAGATCAACGCCTTCGACGAGGACATGGCTGGCGTGTCAGGCCTGCCGCCGGCACCTGCGCCGACTGTGGCATCCACGCCGACGGCGACATCGACGGCCACGTCCACACCAACCGCCACGTCCACACCGACCGCGACGGCGACCACGAGGCTGTTCGATCCGCCAGACCCCACGCCCACCGGGAGTAACTGCTGCTTCGATCACGGCGGTACGGGCTGCGACGCCCCCGTCTGCAAGGCGACCGTGTGCGGCGAAGATGCGTTTTGTTGCGACGTTCGCTGGGACAGCGTGTGTGTCAGCGAGGCAACCGATTTCTGTTCGGTTTGTGATTGATGAAGAGGTTGGTCATGTGCCTGGTGTTGCTTGCTGGCCCTGCTTGGGGCGCTGGTGACGACAGCGAAGCGATCTGCGACACTCCCGGCGCTGGCTACATCTGCCTTTGTAGTGAGCCGCTGACTGGCGACAACGAAACCAAAACCGGCCGGTTCAACCCGGTTGGCGGATCGACAAAAGAGTGTGCCGGAGGCGAGGCCGTTTGGGGCCAGGCTCCGGCGAACTCCAGCGAGTTTATACAGTCGGTCCCCGCTTCGAGCCTAACTAACTCGATGACCGTAGGCGGTAGCGGCTATGTACTGGAGTTCACTGCGCGAGCGCGCTTTAACGTCGGCGACAACACGCGGACCTTTACCAACGGGACGTATTGCTCGCGGCACTATGCCTATTACGACTGGGCCTACTCATGCCCCGGTAGCGGTTCGTGCTCTTTGAAGGCGAACCGTTACGACAATAACGGCGGAGGCAACACCGTCGGGCTGCAAATGTCCTCAGCCCGCAACCCGTGGCGCATCTATTGGGCCTATCGTAATTCGACCGCTATGGGCGGGTGTGGGAACTCGGGAGATCCTCAGCCCGGAAACGCTTCAAACGGCTGTGAAACAAACGCGTCGACCTTCCTGCAAACAAATCCCGATAGCGTAAGCCGAGACGATATGTTCGGGTATTGGTCGCGCTGGGAAATTTGCTTTGACCATAATCTCACAGAAGATCAAGTGCTGACCGACCTAAACGACGAGTACGGTTCAGTGCTGACCTACCCGGGGTCAAACCGCGTCTACGCTCGGGTGAAGATTACTATGGTGACGGGGCCTGACGCCGGGTCAGAGATACTCTTGGGGCCATCATACGGAGAGAACTCCGTCTCGACGATCAACACAGGAACCCGCACATGGTTCGGGACGTCGAGAACGGGAGGCCCACCCGTTCTCGGAACGCCCGGGCCGTATCGAACCGTCTACAACATGGCGATGCTAAAGACCGCCGCCGACCCGACCTACTGGATCGGCGCCGCAGACGAAGCCGGAGAGGGCGCGGTGCCGACCGCAACACCCTCTGCCACACCCACAGTATCACCAACCTCAACGCCGGGCGGGCCCACGCCAACATCCACCGCAACGCCAACGACCGCGCCGACATCGACGCCCGGCGGCCCCACCGCAACGGCCTCGTCAACAGCGACACCGACGACCACGCCGACCTCGACGTCGCTCTCCTGTCTACCAGAAGGCTCTAGTTGCGCCGGCAACGCCACCTGTTGCTCCAATAGCTGTGTCCGTGTGGGCGCCGGGCACGGCCGCTGGGAATGTACGGCGCCGCCCGCCTCGCCGACGGCGACTCCATCCCCCACGCCTCGCGCGATCACCGTGCTGGCCGAAATGAACTTCGAGGGGGTCGGCTGTGTGGATCAACAGGGTGGTGTCGACGGCGACACCTGCACCACCACCGGGGCCTACAGCGCCGACTGCGCCAACGGAACCTCGGACTGCGACATCGGCGGCATCGGCAACGCGCTACTGAGCGGCTGGTCCGTCGGCGACGGCGACGCCTCTTCGATGAGCCTAGGCTTTGCTCCCACCGAAAAAGTCACGGCAGACTTCACAATACGCTTCCCGGCAGACACCAACAACGCCGTCGGCCCCGTGATTGCGGGCCTGAAGGATAGTGACGGGCTTGAAGTCTTTACCGTCATGTGGGCCCCGTCTCTCCAGAAGATACAATTTCGTTGTGGTAACACCGACGGCACCGTGGCTGTGTCGGGTTGGCAGCAAGGGGGAACGATACCTCCCGACTACAGATATTTGGGAGACGATATGAACCTGGACATCCGAATGAACTTTGACGGCTCTGGGTCGAATCCAGTCTGCACCTACTATGTTGACAGAACAGACCTGGGCGGCACAGAACCTGAGATAGGCCCCGGGGTTGGAAATGTCCTGAGGAATGACGGGATCCCCACAGGCGTTCCAGTACCGCTAGAACACCCGAACGGGGAAGGCGTCAATGCAGCCAGCTTCTTCCACACCGAAAGCACGCCCCTGGAAGCCTTCGGTTCCATCATAGACGACATCGGGATTTGCAACGCCGCCGTGAGTTTCCCGTCGCCCGGCTCTTCATGCCAAAGCGGCCCGGAGCCCACCGCGACGCCATCTGCGACACCGACGACCACGCCGACCGCATCGCCGACGACCGACCCGAATTGCCGGCGGGGCAGATGCTAACAGCAACACAGTGAGGAGTCAAACATGAAAAACAAAGAAGTCTTTGCGCTGGCGGCACTCCTTCCCGCGCTTCTCGTCTGCTCCGTGTTGCTCATAGGCGCGGGCAGCAAGAAGATCGACGACTCAACCGTCTGGCGCGGCCAAGAAGGCGAAACCATCAGCAACGTCATTGCCGGCGAGTTTAGGTTCATATCGGACAACAACGTGGACATTGTTCTAAAGGCGATCGACTCGGCTGGGGTTACGAATATGAAGCTATCGACCTCTGGTGCCGGAACGATAACGCTTGGCGAAAGCGTGAACGCGGGTGAGATCGTATTCCAAGGGAGGGACGCCACCCTTATCCAAGATGCGACGGCCACCTTCGGGGCGCCTAACGAAATGACCGCCGACCGCACGGTCCTCAACCAATACGTTGGTATCCCTAAGTTGAACGTGACCCACACGGGGGCGCTAGCCAACGGGACACTGGGGGTCGATGTGGCCAACCCGCTGTTGGCTAACTGTAGCGCGCCCGTCAACGGTTCTGAGGACGACGACACCACCAACTTCATCACGGGCGTCTCTAGTTATCAATACACCTTCGACGCCACGGCCGCCGAGAGTGACGGTATTGATTGCGACATCGGCTACCCAGAGGTCCAGGGGATGGATAGTGTGGGCTTCTGGTTCCGAACAGACACCGCTATCGCCTCTGGGGACATGGAGATCAGGCTCAAAGATACCGAGACAGACGAAGCCCAAGAGGACTTCCCGGCCGTCACTGTGGTGGACGAATGGCAGTGGATTGAGATAAGCGTCAACACTGACTGTGCGGCTGAGTGTGAAGGGGTAGACGGGTTCGAGCTTGTTGTGACATCCCAAGCCCCCACCAACCTCAATGACGTAGTTATCAACATTGACCAGATCGGTCTTTGGATCGCCACCAGCGAAACTCTGATCGGCGACATCCAGGTAGGCGGCCTGATTGACTTCTCAACCGGCCTAATCACCCCCGCCGCTGCGGGCGCACAGACACAGGCTGTCGAGTGGACTCATTACTTCATCAATTACCAAGCGTCGGCTGATGCGATCATCCCCATTACTGATCTCTCTGCGACTTACGGAACCACGCTAGAGGCGTTGAACTAGGGGGCGGCCATGTCGTACAAAAACTGGACCCAGGGCAGGCGCGGCGTCGCGGTTGGCGTTTCGATTGCGGTGATCGTCTTCGGCCTCAGGGCGCTACAAGGGCACTTCGCGCAAGCCGCCGACTCCCACGCCGCGACTGACCAGAACACAGAGATGCTCGAGCAGGTCGTCCTGTTGGTCACAGAGCTCGGCGAGCGGGCCAAGGCTGAAGATGTCGCGACTGAGCAGGACAAGAAGCGATGTCTACAGGGCAAGATCGTCGACCTCGAAATCTGCGGTGCGGCCGGGGTGGAGCCCGCGCTATGAGCGAGGCGTTCAACGCCGCGCTGGAGTTCCTTCTCGACCGAGAGGGCGGCTACGTCAACCACCCGAACGACCCCGGTGGCGAGACGAACCTCGGGATCTCCAAGCGCAGCTACCCCAACGAGAACATCGCCGGGATGACGCGGGAGCGTGCCGCCCACCTCTACCACCGCGACTACTGGTTTCCGAACCGCTGCGGGGAGATGCCGCGCGAGGTCGCGCTGCCGCTGTTCGACTTCGCTGTGAACGCCCCGGCGCGGTCCGCTCGGATCTGCCTCCAGCGGGTCGTCGGCGCGAAGCCGGACGGCGTACTCGGACCGATGTCGATGGCCGCGATCCGCCGGGCGATCGACGCTGACGGCGCGCGATGGGTGGGCCTCCAGTTGATCGACAGGCGCCTCCAGCGTTACATCGGCCGCGTCCGCCAGGGCCGATCGTCGGCGGAGTTTCTGCTAGGGTGGACGCGCAGGCTTCATCATCTGATCGTTGAATTGTACGAGGAAGGGGGAACACAATGAGACACGGAATCATCTTGCTAGCGGCGCTGCTGGCGCTGGGCTGCAACACCGTGAGCGTCAAGACGCAGGGCGCGGCGGGAGAACCCATCACCGCCAAGGGGAGCGGCGCGGGGCGCGGGGCCATCGAGCTCACCGTGGCGCCAGACGGGACAACGAAGGCCCTCGGGTGCTTCGATGCCACGAGCGACTGGCTGTGGCTCCGCATCATCCCGACGATGGTGGAGGGCGCGATCACCGCCTTTTTTGGGAAGGTCAACCCGAACCCCGGCGGCATCACCGGGCCCTCTGGGATTGGCGGCTGCGACAGCCTCTTCGAGCAGGGAGAGGAGTAATATGCGACCCCAAGACTGGCTCCAAGGCTACAAGACATACCTCTGGCTGATCGCCCTGTGCGTCTTTATCGTGACGACGGGGCAGGTGCCGGAGGGCACCGAGGGCGCCCTCGCCGGGCTAGACGAGGCATCCATCAAGGAGTTGCTCTCGGTGGGTGCCCTGAGCGCACTCAAGGCCAAGTGGAACCGGGTGACTGCGGGTAGCTGACTGGTCTGCCATTTTGCGAGGGGCCTTGCGGCCCCCGGTGCGTCTGGTATCACCCCCACACCCCCCAACACCGAGAAGGCTGAGCGGTAGAGCGGCCCGCAGGGGGTGTGCGTGAGCGATGACATTCTCGTCTGGGACATAGAAACCACGCCGAACATTGGCTTCTTCTGGGGCGCCGGTTTCAAGATCACCATTCTCCCGCAGGCCATCATCAAAGAGCGGCAGATTTGCGTCGTCGGGTACAAGTGGCTCGGACAGGGACCGGCTCGCTCGTTCACGTGGGGCAAGGACGCCGACGAAGAGACGATGGTCAAAAAGACAGTGGGTCTTTTGGACCGCGCACGCTATTCCGTGGCGCACTTCGGAGACTCATTCGACCACCCGTGGCTGCGCTCGCGAGCGATGTATTACGGCATCCCGATGGCCCCGCACTACGTCACGGTCGACACGAAGAAGCTGTTCTCCCGCTACACCTACATGAACTCGAACAAGCTCGACTACCTCGGGCAATACTTCGAGCTCGGGCGCAAGATTTCCACGAGTTACAAGCTGTGGGTTCGGATCACCACAGAGAACCACCAGCCCTCGCTGCGGGAGATGGCGCGCTACTGCCGCCAAGACGTCAACATGCTCGGCGAATTGTGGGAGTACGCGCGCCCGTGGTTCCCCGCACCCGACAGCATCGCCCGCGACGTCGCGTGCTGCCCGCACTGCGCCGGCTCCAACACGATCATCAGCAAGCAACGCCGCACCGCCGCCGGCCACGACAAGATCCAGTTCCAGTGCCGCGACTGCGGGCAGTACCACACCGTCGCCAAGAGCCGCTTCGACAAGGCCAAGCGCGATGCCGGCTGACCGCGACCCGACAAGCCTCGACGGCTGGACGTACTTCTCGATCTACCGCAACAAGGCCATCTATATCGGCAGCGAGACGACGAGCCACGCCTATGCCGCGGGCGACAGAGAGAAGGTCTGGGTGTACGACGTTTCGTTCGAGAAGCTACAGGATCAGCTCGACGAGATCCACGCGGCGGGGGGTTAGGCGTCGGGGGAGTCCCGCCGGAGCCGGTCAATCTCTGCCGCGATCAAGGCACCCGCACGAACGAGATTCTCAACCCTCGACTTCGGTTTGAAGTCACCTTGATCCCACGGCCACCCACGTGGAGCCGGGAGGTCAGCCGTCTGTTGAAGGTTGGCCGGGTCTAGGCTCAAGTAGCACCGCGCAGCATGCCACAACTCGCCCTCGAAATGATCATCGTCGTGATCTGCGTCCCACCCGATACTGTCGGTTTGTCGTTTACGCTCAACAGCGATCAGCTCGGCTCCATCCATCTCTCACCTCCCCCTTGAACGTCGGCCCGGGCGCCCCCGCCCACCCGGCGTTGATTTTTCGACAACAAGCTCGGCGTCAACCGCGTAGTATAGAATCGACAGCGGCGGGATCGGGGGAACCGGGCCCGCCAGATCATCGGGGGCAACGCCGTCGCCGTCCGTGATGTAGAGGGTGTACGCGCCCGGCTTGTTGGCCGTCAGCAGAAAGGTCATCAGGGGCATCCCGGCCGGGATGATGTCGCTGCGGCCAGTCGCGGAGGCGGTCCTGACGGTCCTGATCGCGTTGTTGATGTTCACCGTGAACATCCCCAAGACCCAACTCGACGCAGTGTCGACTTGGATACCGTTCCCATTCCAGCCGAACGTGATGTCGGTGGAGCCGAGCACGAGGTCTTCGTCGGCGGCGATGGTCACGACGATCCCGGTCTGCCCGGAGACGATCGGGCCCGGGGTGTTGATTTGGATTGCGAGGTTCAGGGCTGAGGCTGTGAGTGGCATGGCGAGCAGGGCGATGGTGTAGATTGATAGCCGTGGGTTCATGTGGTTACTCCTTTGGCTTCTCGTCTTTAGGGAGGGCAGCGCGGGCGATCTCGTGGATTGCTACATCGTATCCGCATCCTGTGGCAATCCGATCACGACACTCTTTCTCAATCTTCCCCAGCGCCTCTTTCAATTCTCGTATTTCTAGCGCAGCGGATACCGTTGTGGCGCAAAGCACATCGCCTTCACCCTCTAGGCGCTCAACCTCGTCGGCGAGCTGGATGGCAATCTCGCGCAAGCTTTGCAGCGCTTCTAGCTGCGCACAGTCTTCTATATCTTCCCTCGCCTTCTCCAGATCAACCGTCATCGGGTTCCTTTCGGAGGGCGGCTCGGTCACTGGGAAACTCGTCTAAGCCGAGCACCTTGAGTCGACCATCCAGTAACGCTTGAAGACTCGCCCGCGCGGTAACGTATTCCTCATCCTCCGGCATCGCAGCCATCCTGCGTCGCAAAAGATCGTTGGATTGATGAGCTGAACCGTGGGTACGAACAAGCTCTTGCAACGCCTCAAGTAGTCTGTCGCCTCTCCCCCTCTCGACGGCGACGGCGGCGCGGATCATATCAATAAAGTTCTTACGGACAGACTCCTTCTCATTTCTAATAGCTGACTCAACCAAGGCTGAGTTCTGTTTACCCAAAGATGTAGTTACTACATCCCAAATAAGATCCTCGAACCATCCATCACCAAATTCAATCTCATCTGCTGTAAGTTCGCTCATCGAACAAGCCTCCCCGCGTCGCGCTTCCCCAGCGATGCCACGCAAAGTCTTGGCTGCCTTTCGATAACCGCGAGCGAATCCTTGACCGTGCTCATTATTGTCTACTTTAGCTTGAGCCTCGATCTCGTCTGCTTCGGCCTCCATCTCCTCACAGGCCCGGATAATCTTCCCACAGGGGTCGTCGTCGGGTACTCGCTCGCTTCTTGTTTGGCCGTACCCATGTTTCGACGCTGCACGCTGACTAGTAGAGGGGCAGTTGTCTCTCATCGAACAGCCTCCCCACAAACGGTGACTCGGACGCAGCGGACGTTAATCATCGGTGGGCTCCACGACTAGGCCGCATTCAACGGTTACTGTTTCATAGCCGTATGCAGGTGGCACCTTGATTACGATCCGTCCCCAGTCCTCGGGGCACTCGGGTTCTTCCCAGAACTTAATCTGGTAGTCTTCGGTGCCCACAAAATACAATTCCGGATCTGGCTCAGGCGACTGCGCACCGGCCACCCCAGCCACGAGCAAGACTGCCAGGACACAGCGGACGTTAGGCATCGAAGCTGACCCCCGTGGTCACTCTCCAGCACCACGCATTGCGGTTGCAGTATTTACAGAACTTACAGAACTGCGAGGTGGCCGCGGCGGGCCGGTCGAGAAGCACGAGCGAGTCGACGATGGCCCCCGCCTTCTCGCGGAGTTCGTCGAAGCGGCCCTTGTCGAAACGGATTCTCTCGGCGTAGATCGAGTCTGGGGTCCAGCGTTCGTTCTCGAGCACGAAGTCGTTCTTGTTGAAGACCACGAACAGGCATGTATCCAGCCCGGTGTAGCCCATATACATCTGCACCTGATCGACGTACTCCGGCTTCCACGCCGCCACCCCGCACCCGCGCAGCACCGCGAACTGGCGAGCGTTGGCGCTCTTGATTTCGAGGAGCATATCGGGCTTCTCGCCGTCGGTGATCTCCCCGTCGGTGCGGCCCGATACCCGGTTATCAAAGTCGCTCACGCGGAATTGCTCGCCCGTTCGCCAGTCGGTTGTTCGCACAATGTAGCCACCAATACCGAGCAGGCGGGCGACATGCGCCTCGATCGCGTTGCCGTGCTCAAAGATCCCCAGCACGTGCGGCGGGAGCGGCTCGTCTTCGGGTATCCGATTCACCGCGGCCCACAGGTTGCGCGCGCACTTTCCGATCTGCGAAAGCGCGAGCCGGTCGCCGTGTCGATCGGCGTCGCGCTTCTCGCGAAGGGCCACTAATCCCTTCTCGATCCGGCGCGCGACCTGGGGTTGAGGATCTCTGAGCAGCGGCAGCGTGGGCATCAGAACGGAACGTCGTCGTCTGACGGCCTGCTCGGGGGCGCGTCTGCCGGCGGTGTGGCGGCGGGAGTGCTGAACGGCTTGTACTCGGCGATCACGTTCTCGAACCCCTCTGAGTCGGCATACTGCACGCGGTCGGGCTTCGCCCTCCGCTTCACGACCCGCAGGATGTACGGCTTGCCGTGGAGATCCTCGCTGCTCTCGATCCTGTCGGGTGTCGGGTGCCCGACGGCAAGCGCGAGTTGCTTGAGCCGGGCGAGTGAAATTTTCACCGCATCCTCACTCGGGTTCACGAGGTTGAGGTGGTCGAACAGCACACGCTTGCCAATGGCCGGGTCGAGGCACTGCTGCTGCAACCCGAGCACCCACCCGTTATTCTTGTTGTTGGGCTTGTAGGTGGATTTCACCACGATGAACGGGTACTCGCCCGTCTCGATCGACATGTAGTCCCCGCCGCCCCCGCTCATGTCTTCCTCTGTGACGCTGGACGTGTCTGCGTTGATTTGCGGTGCCATTTACGCTGCCCCCTTCTTGGCCTTCTTGGGTTTGATTCCCATTGCCGTCATCAGCGCGCCCCGGAGCGGCCCGAAGGGGTCGTCCTTGGGAACGTCGATTTCAATCGGGAGTCCGTAGCGGTTCTTCGCCTCGAACCCGCCCGTGTCTTCGAGGTGGAGCACCCGCGCCCCGCCCATCTTCGTGGTCGTTGTGACCTTGCGCCCCCGCGCACCTTCCTTTTCGAGCGCGGCCCGCTTGACTTCGAGAAACCCCACGACGTCGGCCCACTCGTAGAGCAGCGCGTTGGCGTGCTTGTGCAGTTTGGGTTGCACGGTGTCGTAGGGCGCGAGCACGGGGTCGGAGATGGTCTTGACCTCGTTGTGGCACAGCACACAGACGGTCATCCCCTGCCGCCGCAACTGATCGAGCGCGCGGAAAAAGCTGATCCAGTAGGGGTTGGCGAACGTGTACCCCTTGCCGTAGCCGAAATCCTCGATGTTCGTGTAGTTCTTCGTGCCCGCCTTCTCTTGGCAGGTGTGCGCCCAGACAAGCGGCTCCACATGGTCGATGGTGTCGACCACGAGCGAGCGGTAGTCGTGCTTCTCGTTGGCGAGTTCCCCGATCGCGTTCATCACGTCGATGTAGGACTCGGGCCGCGGGAGCGCGGCGACCTTGAGCACCCCGAGGCCCTCCTCGGCGGGGAGGAAGATGGGGTTGGTGAGCGACGCCCCTAGGGTCGACTTACCCGACCCGCCTTTGCCGTGAACGACGATGCGCGGCGGTAGCTGCGCGGGCGTGGCTGAAACCTGGCTCAAGAGTGCTCCCATGTGCTTCTCCTCTTATCAGTGTAGGGCGGCTCGCTGCAATCGCTAGGTTTGGTGGTGCGAGCCGCCCTGATTGTGCCGTTGGGAATCTCCCGCTGGCGTCATAGCTTTGATGTCAGTGAGCGCCCTATCAACATCGCTCTCCATCTCTACGGTGCGGCCGAGCAGCCCGCCATATTGATCCAATATATGCCTGCACCGACGGGCCATCCAGCACGCGCCGAGAACAAGGCCCACCAAGAGAACCACGAGCAATTGGGGCCACGATCCGAACATCACTCCCCCATCACGGTTTGCACATACTTCCGTGTCATCTTCTCAGCACAGCCCAGCGCGGTCATCACCCACCGATGCCGGTGCTGGCACATCTTCACGATCTTCTTGGTGCGCTTGTCTCGCGTGATGCCGACGTAGCCGCCGGCTCGTAGCGGGAGTCGGGATTTGCATTCGGCGCTGTATCGCGGGCGGGGTTGGCGTTTTTTCATGGGGTCGCCTGCTTAGGGAGGAGAGCGGCTCGGGCGACCCCGGCGCGGTTCTGACAGTACGCTCGTATTTCGTAGTCGTGGGTTTTTTGGGAGTCCCCGGCGGCTTCTAGCGACGATGCAGCATCTTCCACCACCCCTTGTAGCCGGATGTTTTCTTTCGTCAGCCAGTGGATCTTGACAGCCGCCTCGCTGGCAAACTCTGCGGTCCAATCGAACCACTGGAAAGGGCGCCCCCCCTCGTTAGACTCACAGCCGTTACAGCACGTCCAAAGAGGACGTTCGACCTCCACCTCCACCTCTTCTCCGGGGATGCCGACGGTGATTTTTTCTCGCAGAGGCGAAACACTCACGATCAGGGTGCCGCACTTCGCGCACCCATGATCGGAGTTCGCCTCAATTGCTCGCAGCGTGGCCGCGTCGTTTTGTAGTCTCTCGATCTCGCTCACAACGCTCCCTCGTTTTCCTTATTCCATGTGCATGGTTGGCAGAGGCCGTCGGCAATTATTTTTTCAGAGAAGCCGCACCCCGCGCACTGTTGCAGCACGGGCGCGTCGCTGTCGCGCAACTCGCAGACCGTCGGCCTGCGGTCGCCTCGATCGACGGCGGCTTGCTCGCAAACTTGGTGTGAGCATTCCGGGTACGCTGTCGGGTGCGGTGCTGGTTGCGCCATCTCGCCCCTCCGAATTAGACGAGAACCTAAGTCATCAAGGCGAGCGGCGCAAGGGGAGATGCCGCGAAATTAATTTTTTCTCCTAAAGGAGTGAAATTGGGGTGGAATCCCCATGATCGGCTCGGAGCAGCCGGTTGGCGCAATCCGCGCACGTCAGAACCCCCCCGATGATGACGTCGGCGAAATTCGTGCATCGCTGGTTGTTCCATCCTGATCGGTCGACTTCGCAAATCTCGAGCGGCGGGGCTTCGGGCATCACGCTCCTCCTATTAGAACGCCGACCGACAATCCGGCGAAGAAAATCGACACTGCGGCGAGCAACGCTGCAATCTGGAAATACGTCTGCGCTCTCATTGCGTCCTCCTTGGCCCCCCTATCGGCGGCCGGCGCCAGAACTTGAGCAGCCCCCGGTTGCGCTTTTCGCCTTCCTGTATTAGATTCCGGGCTAAATGAGTCGATACGCCCGAAACGATGTCCTGAAAACCGTCCGCACCTACCTGAAATTCACGCAGCGCGAGCTCGCCGAAGAGGCCAAGATCAACTCCACCTACGTCTGCCAGATTGAGACGGGCGCGAGGAAGATCGGGCACCGGGTTGCGTACCAAATCTGGACGGCGCTGCGGCCCGCGTTTGACGATCTCGGGCTGACGCAGGAGGATCTTTTGCGCGGGTATCGCGAGGTCGTCTGGTGAGGCATTCCCACGTAGGCAAGTGATTGACGCATCGGGGGGTGTGAGGGGTGGCGAGGCGAAAATTCCCGAGCGATGGCCGTCCTTGGTTTCGATGCCTGACGGACATCTTGCATGACCCGAAACTCAACGGGGACTGCCCGGTCGAGGTGGCGTGGTTCTTCCTGCGCCTGCTCGCGATACTCGAGGGCGCGAAGTCACAGAGTGGGCAAATCGCGCTCGACCGGCGCGGGTTGAACTTCTGCGCAGCCCGTGAACAGCACCGGCACGCGCTGCGTGTGGCTCGCATAGGGGCTGCACGCGGGCTGTACGCACTCTCCACAGACGGTGTGCACACGCTCATCACGGTCCCTAATTGGGCGGAAATACAGGGATACGCTTCCGAAAAACCCTCCCTAGAGGAGAGAGAGGAGAGAGAGGAGAAGAGAGAGAGTACCCCCGCGGCTTCGCCGCCCCTCGCGCCCAATCTCCCCCTCGGGGACGAAACCCCCAACCCCGCAGGGAAAGACACCCCCCAGAAGCTCGAGGATCGCCCAGAATCAACGAACAGCGAAAGTGATGCCGGGGTCCAGCAGCGCGGCGATCATCCTCCCGCCGACGCTGACGGTCCTGTGACCTCGGCATCTCGCCGCAAGGCGGCCCCGAAGCGCAAGACCCAGTGCCCGGAGGCCCTCACCGCCGAGCAGTGGTCGCGCGTCCACCGGTGGCGATCCGCGACGCACCCCGAGTTCAGCGACAAGGAGCTCGAGGCCCAATGGACGCGCCACTACCAGCACCACGCCGGCAAGGGCAACACCGGCCTCGACTGGGTGCTGAGCTTCTACAACTGGCTGACCGGGCCGTACTACACGCCGATCGTTGACGGCAGGCCAGGGCCGCCGCGCCCCACGCCGCCCGTCGTCAAGCGCGAAGAACCGCCGCCGCCGATGACGGAGGAAGAATCGGCCGCGATGAGCGAGCAGTACGAGAAGGACCGGATCAAATACGGCTTCCGGCCGAGGGGCTGGCATGACGCCGACCCGCAACCACAAGAGGAGAATTGAAATGAGCGACGCCCATTATGAGACCGATGAGTCACCCGAGCCGAAGGTAAGGCCGAGAAAAGTCACCCTGCATGACGCGGCGAAGGAGGGAACGGTTCTAATCCGGGTGAACGGCGCGACTGTCGCTGGGTTTTGTGTCGGGGACGACCACCTCGAACTCTTCAACGCGAACACGAATGTCACCGGCCTCGCTGCTTGTCCGCGGGGATTGCTGAAGACGAAATGAACAACCTGAAACCCAAACTCGCCGCCATGCTACGCCGCTGGGCGGCCCGACTCGCTCCCGCAGAGGTGCCGAAATTCAAACCGCGCGGGATCAAGAATAGAGACGAGCGCATTTGGCTCGCGGCGATCATCGACGGGGAGGGGTGCATCTTCATAAACAAGCGCAAGGCGGGGCAGCACAGCGGGAAGGGTTACGCCCGCCAGAGCGACCTGTTCGGAGCGGGGTTGCAGGTAGGAAACACCTGCCGGGCCATTGTTGAGCGGTGCAAAACCATTACCGGCAAGGGGTCGATTTCTCTGCGAAAGCCCGGCGATGATCTTAGGCGTAAACAGACTCTTTATTCTTGGGCTTGTACCGCGCGCTCGGCTCGTATCGTGCTCAGGGCGGTCTACCCCCACCTTGTAGCCAAGCAACATCAGGCGCGGCTCGCCATCGGATGCCCGAGCAGGGGTGAGGAGGCCGCGAGGGCACACGCGGGGCTTAAGGCGCTGCACGGCGGACACGACCCGCGCATTGACTTTTCTGAGCCGGTGCCAGGCTACGTCGAATTCGAGCCGGGCAAGGGTGTCTGTCAGCGCGGCCACAACCTCGCGCTTCCTGACGCGAAGTGTAGCAATGGTAGTTGCCGGGAGTGCAAGCGCGTTTCCGACGCAAGACGATACACCGGAGCAGGGAACACCACGAAGGTTCGGCGCCGCATGGCTCGGGAGAGCCGGCGGAAGAATCGAAGATGAGGAAGCGCGAACTCCGCGCTATTGTGACTGCGATTCTCGTCGGCGAGGCAGACTTCTATGAGTGCGGAGAGGGGGCGCAAATGATTGCAGACGACCTGATAGAGAGGACGCGCGACGAGCCGTGGCGGAGTCGTCTCCGTCGGTGGTGGAAGAATAGGGGGAAGTGATGGATATTGAGCAATTGAAGTTGATTCTTGAGACGATCGGCGCGGCTGGAGAGGGCGCGCGGGATCTAGCCTACGTCTGGTTTGGCCTCCAGTTTCTCAGGGCCCTACTCGACCCCGCGGTTGTAATCGTCCTAATCCTCACTGCGTACCACCTCATCAAAATGGTAGTACACAATGTCACCTTTCTCTCCCAACTCGGGAGACACCTGTCAGTTGATGCGTTCGAGCCGGCTGGGCGGAGAGTTATATTCGATGCGGTCAGGGCGGGTTTCGGTGGGCAGCGATGACCCGCGTAGCCATCGAGCGCCTCAGCCCTGAACATCAGGAATACTTGGCCCACGCCGCCGAGCGGGTCGACCACTTCAAGAAGCCGAAGGCCGACAAGCTCAAACTGATGGCCTACGGCGAGACGTTCAAGACGCAGCTCGAACTGGACTACGCCAACTACCTCGAAACGTGGCGCAAGGCGAACAAGATCGACTCGTGGCTCTACGAACCGCTGCGCTTCTCGCTCGGGCTTAACGTCAGCTACACGCCGGACTTCCTGACGGTCCAAGGTGACGACGCCTACGACTCGATGCGGAACATCTATGAGGTCAAGGGGTCGTGGCTCAGCCGCAACGCACGGGACTCGCGCACCCGGCTGAAGATTGCCGCGACGATGTATCAGTGGTTTAATTGGTACGCCGTGACGCGCGAGAAGGGCGTGTGGAAATTCGAGACGATCCGCGAGAATCATATGGAGGACCAACCATGAGCACCGAGCTACTCTGTAAGCTGACCGACCAGAAGATGCAGACGTACGGCGGCTACCAGTGGACGTTAGGCGAGTGGTCCGAAGCGGACGGGGTGTTCGAGTTGTGCGGCTCTGGTTGGCTGCACGCCTACACGCACCCGCTACTCGCGGTGCTGCTCAACCCGATCCACGCCGACGTATCTAGTCCGCGCCTATTTGTGATCGAGACGGATGGCGAGCGCAAGGACGACCGTGGCCTCAAGGTGGGCTTCACGCGGATGCGGCTGGTTCGAGAGATGCCGCTGCCGACGATGACGCCAGTGCAAATCGCCGCGTTTGGGGTTCTGTGCGCACTAGAGGTCTACGGCGGGCCAAACTTCGCCCATTGGGCTAGGGGGTGGTTGAGCGGCGAAGACCGATCGCCAGGCTCAGCGCGCTTGGCATCGGGCTCAGTGCGCCCAGTATCTCCGATATACTCGATATACTCGTTAAGCGCGGCGAAGCGTGCGGCAGATCACACAGCGGGCCAAGGGGACTCGGCGAGCGTGGCGCACTGGGCTGTACGCTCGGCAGCGTATTCGGTTGATTTGATTGCGCTAGCCAAGCGGTCGCTGACGGCTGCGAAGGAGATCACATGACACTTCGACGACAACTCGCCTGGGCGAGACTCGAAAAGAATCGGGTAGAGAGGGGCCAAATCCAAGCGGAGACGGCGCGCATCCGTATGGACACATGTAGGATCGAGGCCGAGATGCACCGGGCCTCGATTGCGTGGGACGCCACGATTGAAATGTTGTGTAGGCGGCGCGAGGCCGAGGCGCGCGACGACACCAAGGAGGGAACATGATCTCCGACGAGCAGATCAAGGAGGCGGTCGATGTGAGCCGCCGAGTGGTGCAGGAGAGCGCCAAAGAAGCGCCGTTTGCAGCCATCGACGCGGTGACGCTAGGGTTGCTCATCGCCGAGGCGTTGCGCGAGGGCGTGATCGACGTTGAGGTGATAAACTAATGGCGGCTGACGCCAAGCGCGAGCGGAGCCACGACGCGAAATTCGATGCGCGCCCGCACATTCAGCCATGCCCGATCAAGGGCTGCTCGTCGCAGATTTTATGGCGGGAGGTGACGGAAACCGAGAGGGGCCGTAAGCCCGCGCGCCCGCTGCGGACGATCAAGCACCGCTTCAGGAGGTGCTGCGTGTGTACCGCCAAGGTCCACTTCGAGAACCAGATACTCAGCAGGAGGCGGCCGTGTCTGACGGTGAGGGGCGCGACGAAGATGCACTGATCGAGAAGCGCGTCGAATACAGGCGCCCCCCGCCGCGCGTCTGCCCGTTCTGCGGGCTGGAATTTGAGGTGGCGTGCAACCGACGCGGACGTCGACCAAAATACTGTAGCGTCGCGTGTAGGGTGGCCTATTATCGAAGGGGCGGGGCGCTCCAACCCCAACCGGGAGCCTATTACAATGCAACCAAATAAAGATAAAGAAACTGCGCTGATGAGCGCTAGGGCCATGTACTCCGCGTCAATCATGTGTATGCTCTTGGCTGTGGCTCCCGATATTCAGGGCACAGGCAACATGGTCTCATTTACATGCGCAATCGGCCTGTTCTTGCTTGCAATTTTCGAGGAGCGCGCCAATGCCCGAGAATGAAGAAACCGCGCTGATCGTCCCTGAGGCCGAAGAGGGTTGGGCCAAGGTCCAAGCCTCGGCGCTGGGCGACCGCATGAAGCGTGCGCTGTATCGCGTGGCGTGCGGGGACGAGTTCCGGGTTGCGTCGAAGTCAGTGGGCTACACCGGGCACCAAGATGTCTACCGCTACGCTATTCGGTTTGGGCTCGTGGACATCAGGACCACCGCGATCATCAACAAGGACCGGCGCATCGCCGACCTGGCGGGCGCTGAGATCGAGGTGCGGCTGCTCGACGAGAAGCAGCTCAAGGAAATCTCGATTCAGCAACTCGGGGTCATCAAGGGCATCTCAACCGACAAGATCCTCGCCCACGACAAGGCCAGCACGGACGACGGCGGCGACTACATCTCGGCGCTCGAGGCGATGGCCGCGCGTGTCGTCGAGAGCGGCGTGGAGATGGAACTCAAGGTTTCGATCAAGCCGGCGGCACCGCAGGCTGCGGTGATCGAGGCGGAGACGATTGACGTGACGCCCCCAAAAGGGGCGTGAGGAAGAAGTGCGCAAATTTAAGCTGACGTCAGATGATGTCCGATTCACGGGCGACACCCACTTCGGGCATGCCAATATTATCAAGTTTTGCAACCGTCCATACAGGGACGCAGCCCACATGGATGAGCAACTGGTAGCCAACTGGAATGCGAAAGTGTCACCCGACCAACTCGTGTTCCACGTCGGGGATTTCGCGTTCAGGAGCGCACGGCGCTCAGTGCCCTATTATCTCGAACGCCTCAACGGAACCATCATCCTCATTCAGGGCAACCACGATCGACCGGCAGACCTGAAACACTTTTCCGAGGTTCACGATATAGTGGAGGTGACGGTCGACGGCCAGATGATCGTGCTGTGCCACTACGCCCTAATGGTATGGAATCGGGGCCACTATGGGTCTTGGCATCTTCACGGCCACAGTCACGGCACGCTACCGACGAGATTCAATCAGAAGGTGGAGGACATCGGGGTGGATTCATGGGCCTACGCTCCCGTCACCTTTAAACAGGTGTCGGCGATTATGCTCATGCACGAGGCGGAGACGGTGGACGTGACGCCGGAGGGGGTGGACGATGAGGGTTAGAAAGAGGCCGATCGAGGTCGAGGCGTGGCACTACAACCCCCGGGCCGACACGGTTCGCTCGGTGCGGCCTCCCGCGCCCCACTATCTTTTGCGATGGAATCGCTGGAGGCATTGCTGGCAAATCAAGACGCTCGAAGGGTGGTTGTCGATTAGCTTGGGCGATTGGATCATACGCGGCGTCCACGGCGAGTGGTATCCCTGTAAGCCAGACATTTTCAAGGCGACCTACGAAGAGGCGTGGGTAGGCGCGCGGGAGGAGAGCGATGGCTGACGTCCACTGGAACGTGAAGTTCGGCGAACCGCACCGCGTCACCGCCAAGCCGGAGGCTGGGGTCGAGTTGATCGTGGAGAGTCTGCCGCCGTCGAAACGGTGGGTGGGCAGGCTCATCGTCAACGGCAAGGCGGCGTGGAACGGCTTCGGCTTCAAGTTGTCGTCTGAGGCGAAGAACATCACCGAGGGGAGGTATCGAGGGTGGCGAAAGAGACAACTGTGAGCCAGCACACACCGGGGCCGTGGAAGTGGGAAAGCCTGGTCGACACACACAGCTTGGAGCCAGACGTCCTGAGCATCTACGAGTCACACGGCGGCGGGATGGCACCAGGAGAGGCCGACGCTCGGCTGATCGAGGCTGCGCCGGACCTGTTGGCGGCGCTCAAGAAGATCCGAGACGAGCCGATTTCAAATCTGTCGATCTGTTTTTTGATGAGGGAGATCGCCCACGACGCCATCGCCAAGGCCACCGAGGTGAAGCCGTGACCCGCCAAGGCTGGCAGTGCCCGCTGTGCGAGGTCTAGCCGTGGTAGGCTCGCACCGCGCTGAGGACCGCCTCGCGCATCCACTGTGAGCGGCTCTGCCCCGCAGCCTGCGCCACCCTGTCGATACTGTCGCGCGTCTTCTCGCGCACGTTGATCGGAACAACCACGTAACCACCGTCCGCGTGCGGCGGCGGCCCAGGCTTGCGTCGAGTTTTCGTCACGGTCCCCATGCTGCCTCCAAAAAGGATTTGCCCCTTGCTTATTTATACTGATTCCCGCGCGGAAGTCAAAAAGGATTCACCCCCTCGCATATAATACCGCTCCGGTCCCCATGCTGGAGCAGAGCTCGAGATTCTGGAATCGACTTCCATAATCACCCCGCAGGGATATTGAAAGCGATATTCAATATCGCCGAGCTCGCGGTTCTCAGACTTCTACGCGGACCGATAGCCGATCGCGCTCGAGCGCGCAAGGGGTGTTTCGGCCGGAGCGCCAGAAACCTTGAGCGCCCCGAGGGGCAATTTATTTTGCGTCCGATGCGAGATAATCGTAAAGACCCCTTGCCAGATACCGAAACGTGTGACAAGATCAGATTGTCAATCACAAAGGGGCACATAATGCCGAATAGAGCTCAAGACTGGTTTCTGGCAACCGTCGCGGCCGTCGTCATGGCCGCGGTGGTGTTGGCTATCGCTTCGGGCTGTGCGCCCGTGGCGGTTTCACAGTGTACCACCGACATGGAGTGCGAGGCTTCGTGGCGGTTTCACCACAACTAGAAAGGGGCACCGATGGCCTACCACTACACCGACCAATCGAGGGAAACGGAGCCGAACGCGCTGCCGGACGTCGAGGTTTTTGAGGCTTGTGCGGATTGCGCGCCTAACCTAATCCATTCCGATGATCCAAGTTACCGCGCGGAGGGGTGTAACGCGCGGAGGCTCCGATGGTACTACGCCCACGGCTCCCCCGGCTGCCTCTGGGATTCCGACCCCATCGGCCCCTTCGATACGGAAGCCGAGGCACTCACGGCAGCACGCGAGGCGGCAGGATTCTGCGCGCATGGCATTCCAGACGAGGTGATCTGTGAAGAGTGCCCTGCGCCTGAGCTTTGGGTTCTCAGGGAGACCGGACCCTACGGAGTCGAGAATCCCCGATATTACGCGCACGGAGATAACCCGGCGGATCCTTTGGACACTGCTGTATGGGCGTCGGAAGAGGGCGCGAGGCTGGCCCTAGCCCAAATTAGAATAGCAGACCGACCGGGGTTTATTCGTGGGTTTACGGTTGTCCGCCTCCCCGATGTTGACGCTCGGCGCTGGGGCCAATCAGAAGACTGATCGCCGCAACCTATCCCGGTGGGCTTGCGGGTCCATCGGGATTGTTGGCGGGGATTATCCCGAGTGAGGTGGCACGATGTCAGCTTTCATGGTAGGACGCGAGCACATCTGGGCGATCGTAGACGCGTGGCGCAAGAGTCAAGAGCGAGGCTGGAACAGCGCCCCCGAGTGGGAGACGCTCGCCAAGCTGGGCCAGATGCTCTGGGATGAGAACCGCGCAAGCGTTGAGCACCGCTACCCCGACTGCGAGGGTAATGACCTACCGGGTCCGGTCGGATGCAATTTCACCTATGGAACCCACGAAATCGCAATGGGCAAGCCCAGCTACTCCCCGGTGGAGATCCTCAAGGCTTGCCATTGCCTCGAGTATCAGAGCTGCGAGCATCCTGGGTGGACGGAGTCAGAGGCGCGAGGAGTGCTGGCGGATGTTCGCGAGGCGCAAGAGCGGCTTGTGCCGGGCTACGAGGAAGCCGAGTGGGGGATTCGCGACATCCCGAAGCCCGCTGGCCCGTGTCTGCACAAGGTTCGGTCAATCAGCCAAGGCATGGCTTGCGTTGAGTGCGGCGAGACCGCATCGGTCTAACCCACCACCACCGGCGCGCCGACGTGTATCTGGCGCTCGAGGATGGCTTGAGAGCGGCGATCGGGAGCAGGTCCGCACCGCAGGCACCCTTAATTCAAGGAATTTGCGCGGGCTGGGGCGCTATTCAAGAGGGGCGCGTTTCTTTAACTAGCCGGGACGCTGGGTGGGTGTTCCATGTGGAACACTTGACGTCGGTGGCCCCTTCGCTACACTGCGGTCGTTGATGGGTGCCTGGATACTAGCCGGGCGTGAAGCGCTCGAATTGACGAGGCAGCACCCATGGCGGGCTAGGGACAGCCGGGCGGGAGGTCCAGCGCAAACAGAACAAGCCACCCTGCGGCCGTTGCTCCGTGTCCGCTGTAGGCTTGAGACTGGACCGACGGAGCTTATCCAACCCTGACCCTGTCATATCCAACCCCAAGGTTGGTCTGGGCAACCGTCAACCACGCTCCCGCATCAGCAAATCTGGGCCGCGATCAGTCGGCCCAAACCTTTCACGGATCGCTGTTGGCTCGGGAGCCGCCGGCCTCCACTTGTCGTGGCACTCTTTACAGCGGGGAGCTTCGGGTGTTTCCGGATCGACAATCCGCCCCCCGCAACCCCAACACTTGCTCAGGTGCTTTTCTCTCATGTAAGGATGATAGCACACGTGTCAAGCGGAGCGCCGGGCCGCTACATGTGGCTCCGGAACTGGGCTGACCACTACATGTGGTGGTCGAGTGGGGATCGCCCCGCCAGGCTCCATATGGGCGGGTTGTGCCGTGCGCACTCTACCGCCACAGCGGCCTTGATCTGGTCTGCGACCAGCTTGCAATGACCACAGCGCGCAGTGTGGCTTCGAGGCAACCCCTTGCCCACCGCCTTGGCGATCACGCAGATGCTCACCGCTCTCTGTTCGGGTGTTGGCGCCGTTTCGCTCATCGCTCCTCCCCTTCATCGCTTCATTCGGATGGGCGCATGCAACCGTCAACCGCACGCCCTACCCCGCCCTGAAAACTCCGCCGCCAGCCCATCACCTGGGCCCATACCACCACACCACGAGAGGCGAAAGTCCTGCATCGTACCCACCCTCTCGCCGAGTGTTATTCCACACGTTCAGCGAGTAGGTGAGCAACTACGCGGGGTTACAGCGAAGGCTCTACTTTACAGAATACCCGTTATCGGACATTAATCCGCACGGGGGCGAGCTCGAGGCTGCGAAGGGGGGCCGGGGGGCCTCCCGCCTGCTCCTGCCATAGACAGTCACCAGAACGCGCCGTTGTCTAATAAAAGCCTTAGATTTTGGTGATTTGCATAAAAAAGCAGGTATGCTATGGAGTATCCACAGGAGGTGCGAGATGAATCCCACATCTGGGGAGTTTGTAGGCGACGAACTGGCCGAGACTTGGATGCAACGCATCGCGGTCGGCGAGACTGTCAAGATCAAGGGCGAAGAGTTGGAGGTTGTGTCGATCGGCCCGCGCGAAATTACTCTGAAGTTGCTCAGCCAGGGGGATCGGGATGCGAAGGCAATGAGGGCGGCGCTTGACGACAGGCTGTCCTCGCTCATCCCCCCCGACGCCTAGGGGGTGCGGTAGTAGACAGTCCCACCCACTCGCAATATCGCCTAAAAAATGGTAGTTTTTTGGTAAAAAGGCGAGCGCTGCTGGTAGTTTGGAGCGCTATGAGGGGTCTTCGCGGATAGCGGCAGCGATCCGGTTACTACACTGGGCCCATGCTGACTTGATGTGCTTCTGGTAGAACTTCTCTCGCTGAATGGTGGGGCTTGGAAGCTTGTGCCAGGAACGCCCCTCCTCCGCCACCCCCGCACACCGCTCGCGTTCGGCGAGGACGGCCTCGAGGTGATCGTCGTACGTGACCCACGAGCCGCCCGCCTCCTCATCCATCCCCTCGGGGCACAGTTCATGGCGAGTAATGCCGGTCTTCGGATCGCTCATCGTTCCTCCTTCCGCCAAAAAGGCGAGCGCAATCGCTGATGTTGGATAGGTAACGAAGCCCCCGCCCCGCAGGCGCTCTATACGGGTTCGCCTTCTGGGGGCTCCGCTGGCCTCCCCGGCATTGCTGCGGCTCACAGCGCCCGGGGTTGTGCTCTCTCTGACCAAGAAGCGCCCCCTGGGTGAGCTACTCCCAGGGGGTCTTTAAGCCGGTCGCGCACCAGCTCTTTGCGCGGCGTGAGCGGGAGCAGGCTCCGGTGCAGCGTGACGGTTGCACCACGGCAGGGCCGCGCTGAGGGCTCTCTGTCGGCTGCGGGGCTTGCTCAAGGTGCAACTTTCCCTACGATTCGGTTGTAGTAGCGCACACTTGAGTGTTCCGCAAGGGGTTTTGGAAGACGCCGACCTGTTTTTAGCCGCAGCGCACAGCCAGATAGGTGAGCATGATGAGGGCCCCGATGGCGGCGCCTACCAAGGCGACTGCGAAATAGTGGCTCACTTGCGCGCCCTTCTCTGGCGGTCCTCGCGCTCGAGCAGCCAGATCATCCAGCAAACCCAGACGCCCCAGAGAAAGCCGGCCCAGAATTCGCTCACTTGCGCCTCATCAATCCAACTCGCCCATCCGCGCGTACCGGAGCATGTCTGCGGCGAGATCATCCATCCGCTCCTTGCGTGGCGCGTGCCAGCAGGGCCAGGCCGCATGACAGGTGCCGCATGTGCGGTTCTGTTGTTCTCGGTGGCCATCGCGGCGTGAATAGGAAACCTTCTGCCCCGCCACGATTTGGACCGGGGGGTCGAAATCCACCCGGACGTCGCCGGCCTCGTAGGAGTGCAGCAACCCCCCGAACCGCCCCTGCCGGCCCAGGCGGACATCACCGCCGCCCTTGGCCGCGGCCATCCCGCCCACGGCAGCGATCAGCGCGGGGCCCAGGAACTTCAGGAAATCACGGCGCTTCATAGAACGGCATCCATATCCAGCTCGGCTCCACTTCGCCACCCTTGACTATTTCGCTCAGCCACGTGGTGCCCGGCTCCGGCGTTGAGCAGTATACGTAGCCGGCGTCGTCGACGACCCCTACGTCCCATCCGCTGATTCTGGTCCACACCGGCTTACTGCGGGTCGCCGCCTTTATCCCCAACGCCCCCGCCACCGCCGCAATCGGCGCCATCCCGAGGAGCTTCAAGAAGCCGCGGCGTTCGATCACGGCGCCCTCAATCGAAACTCACGCATTGTCCCCGCGGCCCCGGATTCATGCAGATGCAGGCCGAGTTGGAGCACGCGGCGGTGCTGTAGCAGACGGTGGGCAGGCAACTTGTGACCCCCTCGCAGTGCGCGGGTGACGTGCTGGCGGCGAAGTGGATAGCTGCGAAGGCGATGAACGCCAACGTGCCGATGATCGTGGTTCTCATGGGGTTTCCTCCTAGCGGGATGTTGGAGGTCGCCGGGGTATCCCCCTTAGCGTGATTCCGGCGGCGCGCCCGCGCTTATCTGGGACTGTTCGCGGATTACGCCTAGACACAGAATAGACCGTACCCAGCGGCCCCGTGTCTTCCATTCGGCTACTGTTCCGCCCCGCACGCCGCGACCTCCAACACCCCGTCCATAGCACGCTCACCGCGGCTGTCAATACGTGTATTGACACGCCGACAGAGTGGGTAAATCTTTTCCCACCTTGGATCCGATTACCCAAAAGAGACAATTATTTTCCCACAGGGGTTGACGACCCCACACAGCACGGTATCTACTCAGGAACCTGCCTATTTTTTAGGCACAGGGGGACAATCTCATGGCGATCCGCCTTCTCGAGAAGTCCAGACAAGCACACGCAGATGCCATCGAGGCGCCGGAGGTCTTCTGGCAGCACACCTCGGGGGGTAACGACTCGCTCGACTTCGCGGAGCAGACCATCCGTGACGGGAACCTTTCCCCGAAAGAGCTTCACCGCGCCCGGCTGCGGCTGCCACCCGTCGGCCCCGGAACCACTGGCCAGCGGGTCAAGATGATCGACAGACTTCTAAAGAGCCTCGAGCGAGAGGCCGGACACTAAGGGAGGGCCTGATTTGGCCGCCAGGATTACCACCACAACGGACGACCAGTACATCCAGCCGCGCGGGTACGTTCTTTCCAATGCCGGGCCGACCACGGGCCCATTTGTATCGACGGACACCGTGCAGGCCGGGCCCGCAGGCGCCGGCAAGGTCGTGCTTCCCACGGCGAACCTGACCCTCACGATGATTCCGGTCAACGCAATCACTTCGGGAGACACGCTCGTAACCCGCCTTCCCAGCCTGGTAGCGGTGGCGTGGCAGTCGGACGACGTGTCGCATGACGAGGCGTCAGTCTGGGTGAGCGACATCGCCACCGGGACCGTGGAGTTCGTCAACGGCCAAGCGGCTGCCGAAGGCACCCTCTGGTGCCTACACGGGTCTGGACACACAGAAGGCCCCTAGCCGTTGCCCATCCTCGGTGAAATCCCCGCAACCCCCATCCTCCCGAAGCCCGCGGTCTTCGAGGCGATGGGGTACGAGATGTTCGCCGACGAGGTGAAGGCGTTTCACGAGTCCGAGGCGCACACCCGGATCGTCGCGGCGCCCGCGCGCTCAGGCAAGAGCTACTCGGCGGCCCCTGAGGTCGTCCACCGCGCGATGCCGCACCGCCCGCTGGTGAGTTCGCTGCAATGGCTGATCGGGACCACCTTCGAGACGAACAAGGAGTGGTCCTACGTCTGGGAGAAACTCATCGACGAGCGCGAGCGGTGGACGATGGGGGGTAAGACCCTCAACATCGAGAAGGCCCAGAACAACCCGCAGAACGGCAACATGCTCATCGTGATCGACTGGGGCAGAGGCCCATACGGCCGCGCGAAGGCGATCATTGAGGGCAAGTCGTCCACGAATGAGAAGGCCCTACAGGGCGAGCACGTCACCCAGTGGGTGCAGTCTGAGGCCGCAGACCACGACCGCCGGGTCTGGGAGAAGTACGGCGCCCAGCGCTCGACGTGGGCCATCTTCCCGACCACCCCGAAGCCGGGCGCCGAGTGGCTGCGCGATCTGGTCGAGATGGGGGAGAAAGACCCCAGCCTGTCAATCGACTCGTTCACCTACCCGCCGCACGCCAACCCGCTCTACGACCACGCGCTGTTCGTGCGCGAGAAGAAAAAGGCCGCCAACCGCAGCCCCACGGGTCGCGCCGAAGACGACCCCTACTTCGCCGAGCAGTTCTTGGGCCACTGGGTCTACTACACCGGCATGGTGCTCCCGTTTGGCGCGCAAAACCGCGTCCAGATGGACGACGCTTGGCTCGAAAGCTGCCAAATCTACATCTCGTGCGACTACGGCTACTCCGACGCCTGCGTGGCGCTGTTCTGGGCGCTCATGCCGTCGGGCGCCTTTCTCCTCTACGATGAAATCTACAGCCGCAAGATGCTGACCCACGAGTTCGTCGAGCAGATCGCGAAGAAGCTCGAGGGCCACGAGAGCCAACTTGTCTACGCCACAGGCGACCCGAAACAGCCGCAGGTAGCCGACTACATGAACCGCTACGGCTTGAACGTCATCGACGTCGACAAGAAGGCGCAGGCCGACCGCGCTGTGGGCCACCGCCGGCTCGTGGACCTGATGAGCGTCGATCCCGGCACCAACCACCCGATGCTCTTTGTCGCCGAGGACCGCTGCCCCAAGACCGTCACCGAGTGGAAGCACCTACGCTACCGCGAGAAGATGTCCGACGAGTACGGCGCGTCGGCGTTTGACGCGAAGTGCGACGACCACGCCTACGACGCGGCGCGGTACTTCGCGATGACGCGCCCGACGACCGCCCGTGAGGCTCCCGGGCGCGACTGGCTCGCCGAGGCGCAACGCACCAAGCGGGCCGAGCGCGGCGTCACCTACGCCGGCACGCGCGGCATGGGCCGCTGGCACCGCTCCCGGCCATCGACCATCGCGAGGGCCATGTGACGTTCTCTGGCTTCAAGGGTGTCTGCCTGTGACGCTCTCCAAAGCCCAATACAAGCTCTGGCAAGACCGCCTCCGCTTCGCCAAGGGCGTGTGGACGGACAAGGGTTTGATCGGCGATGGCGAGTCGACCATGCGCCTGCTGATCGAGTTGAACCGCGGCGACCAGTGGAGGCGCGCGGGGAAGGTGTTTGGCCCCGCATTGCGGGAAGAGTTCTACGCCACCGCAAACCGGGTCTTTCCGATCGCCAACTCGATCAAGGGCGACGTCGCCGCGCGCAACCCGCGCGTGCAGATGTTCCCGAACCAGCCCGAAGCCACAAGGATGGCCGCGCCGGTCGAGCACCTCATCAACTACGACATTCGAGAGCTGAACTTCAAGCGACAGACCAACCGCGCGCTCGACCACCACCTCTTCGGGCCGTTTGGCATCGTCCGGCACGGGTTCACGCCATCAGCAGAGTTTGAGACAGAGGGCAGCGAAAAGACCCGCCCGCGCAGGATGCAGACCTATCGGCCCGCGAAGCCTGACCGGCCGTGGATCAAGGCCGTGGAGCCGTGGAACGTGCTGATAGACCCGACGCAAAGTTCGTTCCACGTTGACGACGGCATGTGGTGGGTGGCCTTCCGCGACATCATGTGGCTGGAAGACATCAAAGACAATCCGAACATGATTACGCGGGAAAACCTCGGCGAGTACGCGGGCAACGTCAAGCCCGACTGGGTGCCAAAGACCGAGGAGTTCGACAACAACGTCGACCCCGACAAGGAGAACTACGTCGAGGTCTACACGGTCTTCGAGTCGCGCGAGCGAACGTGGTTTCAGATCACGCTGGACGGGCTCGATAAGACATTGCGCGAACAGGACGACTGGCCGATCGACTGGGAGACGCTGCCGGTTTCCATCTTCCAAGCCAACGAGCAGATGGACACGCCGTTTTCAATGGCGATCATGGATGAGATCGCGCCGCTTCAACTTGAGATGAACCGGCTGCGGACGATGATGGGGCAGTTGGTGTTCCGGCTGATCCAGACGGTTGGCGTCAACAAGAACAAGATCGACGCGAACGAACTGACCAAACTCGAAACCGCAGAGATCCACGAACTGATCCAATTCAACGTCGACCCTAAGGACGCCCTCGCGATTGTGAGTTCCGGCACCTTCCCGGGCCAAGAACTGCTCCAATTCCACGCGCTGCTCGACGAAGACATGCGCCAAGTCTCCGGCCAGGGCAAGATGGGTCGCGCCGAGCGGATCAACGTTGAGTCGGCAACCGAGGCTGCCAACGTGCAGCGCGGCCAAGACGTGAACACCGCCCGGATCGCCGACGCCTACGAGGACTTCAGCGGGGACGTCATCCGGCTCTACATGCAGGGCCGGCGCGCGACGATGGAAGAGACGGGCGACGAGTTGGTCCGCATCGTGGGCGCGATTGACGCCGACGGGATGCAGCAGTGGGGCAGGGTGACTCCGGGGGATCTCCACGGCGACTACGAGCTCCAGGTGGTTCACGGCAGCACGCGCAAGCGCGACAAGGCCGCTGAGGCGCAGGCCGCCGCAGCGCACCTTCAGGTAGCAGCCTCGATGCCCCAGCAGTTCAAGGTCGACGTGGCCGCGCGGGACTACCTCTTGGCGCTTGGCAAGTCGCCCGAGCAGCACTTGACCAAGCAGTCGCTTGTCGCTGCCGCGGTGATGACGCTCGACGCGATTCGCCGCGACGCCGCGAGTGGCGAGGCCGGCGAAGAGGGCGCGGCCAACCAGGGCTTCGATGCCAACGCCGCCACGCTGGTCGGCGCAACGCCAGATCAAGCACCCACGGGCACCAACGGCGCGGGAGGCGCGTAATGGCCCACCAAATCCGAGACCTCTACTGCGTCGACTGCGACGAGCCGGTCTTCGGCGTGGCGTGTGCGTACCGAGAGTACCCCGACTGCGCGAGCTGCGGCGGCGAGATGCGCGTGAATTGGGAGGGCGGCCACGCGCCGTCGACCGACGTGTACGGCAGCGAGCAGTACAGCGACGCGAGCGGGCTGAGCCACTCATCGACCCGCGAGAAAGAGGCGCACATGGCCGACTGGGGGTATCACCCGGCGGGCGACCCCGTGGGCGGCGCGCGGATCGAACACAAGCTCAACGGAACCGGGTTCAGCTTCCCGGGGCAGGTGAGTAGGAGGACCGTCAATGAGGGGCGTGCCTAGCGTCAGCGACATACAGCCGTGGTTGGGCCACGTGATTGCCGACCACCTGATCCACAGCGAACCCGAGCCCGAGTCGAGGGACGACAATGAATGGTATGAGCCCGAGTATGGGCAAGAAGTGGAACTGACAGAGATTTTTCGCGAACGGTAGTTCGCTGAACACATATCGACCGCCCCGCCGATCACGGGGCGCGATCGGGAAAAGAAGCTTTCGGAAGCGGCTTCTTGGAGCGTGGGTTTCGATCCGCGAATCCGAGGGTCGCTTTTTCTTTTCCCGTCACTTCAACGGCGAGGGAGACAACCTTGACGGCAACAGCACCGACCGACCCGGCAGGAGCGGGGGGCGCCCCGGCTTCAACGGAAACAGCAACACCGACACCTTCGGCACCCCCGGAGGCTGACTTCATACAACGCGCACAAACAGATCCGAAGTGGGCATCGGAACAAGTCACAGCGTTCCAGTCCCGAGCGGACAGCGCGGAGGCAGCAAACAAGAAGCTCGTCGACCAGTACGAACCCATGCAAGCACTCGTAGACGAGTTCGACGCCAAGACGATCAAGGCGGTATTTGAAAACTACCGCTCGCTTCGTAACAGCGAGGGACTCGGAGAGATGATTGTGGCATACGAGAACACCGGCCAGCTTCCCGCACGCAAGGGGAGCGCACCCGCAGGGAACGATGACGAAGACGAGTACCAAACCCCCGAGGAGCGGACGATAGCGGAGCTGACGGCGCGGCTTTCACAAGTCGAGTCCAGCACGAACGCCAACACTCTGGCTTCCGGGAAAGAGACGATGGTGAAGCACATGGACAGGGTTCTTCTGGAACACGGTTTTGTTCCAGAGGACGTGGAGCAACTGCGAGCCACGATTACAACGCAAATCGACTCCTGGGCGCTGCAAGGCGACAAGGGGTTGACTGCGCTGAAGTCGCTCGGGGGCCCCAACGGGTACAGCACCGTTAAGGGGATCCTGCTCAGTGGCGCCTCCCCGGAAGCCTTCCAACGTGCCGCCGAAAATCTCGCCCTCCGCAGACAAAAAGGACTCTCAAATCTCGCGACGGACGATCCGTCGAGGGTGCTGAGTACAGGGCAGGAGGCTCCGAAGGAGTTCGCGGACTACAAGGCAGCCGCAAAGTATTTCGCGGCGCACCCAGAGCAGAACACTTCGGTCTAACTCCTCCCCGTAATTTCGTTTCGGAGGAACCATCATGGGCATTGCCCAACAGACCATGACCCAGACAGACCTGCGGATCTACGCCGCGACGCGCGACCACGTGCTCAAGACGGTGCGCGACCACGTTTTCAGCCACGACCCGCTGACCGCCATCATGCTGGGCAGGGATCTCGGCAGTTTCGGCGGCGTGAAGATGCGCGGCGCCGGCAAGTCGACCCAGGTGGGTGGCGCGTCTGTGAAGATTCGCGCACGACTCGGGAAGCACACCGGATTCCAGTGGATGGCCGGACCATTCGCCCAACATTCGGTGTCGCCGGATGACAACCTTCGCCTCCTGCAAGCCAACTGGATTCACGCCAGTGGCGCGCTGGTCCTTTCGGACTACGACCGGGGCGTCAATAGGGGCGAAGAGGCGATGATTGATTTCGTTGCCTCTTCGCCCCTATTGACGCCCCGGTCGTAGTCCGAAAGGACCAGCGCGCCACTGGCGTGAATAGG